CTTTATGGGGGATTTAGCGAGCTTGCGAGCGTAGGCAAGTCCAGCAATACAACTATCTTTAATACGTTGGTTTTATCCAAGTACAGTTTAAAAAAAAAGAACTATCAACAGTATTGCTACTATTAATAGTTCTAAATTCATTTACTTTCTTTAATATCTTTCTTTGCTCTTGCATATCCTTTGATATAACCTTCAACAAAGCGATTAGTACATAATCTTCTCATATCTAAAGAACAAGGATTATAATTACACTTTCCACAATGTCTACTTAATCCGTCTGATTGATATGCTTTTACTTTAACACTTACTTTTCTTATCATAATATAAAAAGAGTACTAGTATTTCTACTAGTACTCATAATGTATAACTAAAATGATTATTACTTATTCGTTCTTATACTTCTTCTCTACTTCTTGTAGTTTCAGATAGATATTGTTACGAGCTTTAAGTTTTGGCAGACTAGCCGCATATCGCATAGCTTTACGAATTTGATTACGCATGAACTTCTTCTCCGACTTCATCATTTACTTCTTTAGGTTCAACATAAGGATTCCAAGTATTCATAAACTGATTAAGTTCAACTACAACTTTTTCTCGGTTATAAATATCATTATTAGCATCGGGAGTTATATCTTCAAGAACAACATGAAGAGTATTACCACCGTTCTTGTCTTGCATACGAGCTAGACTATTACACTGATATACCTTATATGGTATTTTAGGATTTACTACTTTAGAATTATTTCCATAAGTTTCTACGGATAACACATTATTTAATTTAAGCATACTTTTTAGTTTTAAATAAGTTCTTTGAAATCAACGCCAGCTCTTGTAAGACGAGAAAGAAGAGTATCAGAATAGTTTCTCATAGACGTAAGCTGACAAGCCATATCGTTTCTCTCCTTCTGCATCAAGTTTCCTAAAGATAGGTTTTATCATTAGTAAACGCATTAAGTTTATCAATCTTACCATTAATAAACGCATTAAGTTTATCAATCTTATCGTTAAGCTCTTCATATTCTGTAATTACTCTTTGAATATGAGGAGGATATTTACTTTCTTTAGGTTTAACATTAATGCCATATTTAGCCCATTGAAGAACAAATCCAAGATGACTCCAAAGACTATTAACAACTTCTTCCATAGCATATTGTTTGCCAAGTTTCTTACTATAATTCTTTGGGTCAACACAAGAAGAATGACGAACAGTATCGAAACCACTGCGAGTATGAGCATTAACAACAGTAGTCTTTTCTCCTATTGTTGTAACATCTACATTTGTGATAAAGTTCTCAACATCTTCTTTTAGAATCTTAGTACCGTCATTATTCTCTGAAAGAGGATAATACGCAGCATCAGCTACATCTTTCGGTGTCCAACTTTTATATCCATCTGGATAAGTAACTTCATAACCCATATCATCAGGATGAGCATTACCTATTTTATAACCAGTTGATAGAGCCATACTAGCTCTCATTGGTTGAAGTTCAACCATTTTAATTCCAATTGCTTTCATAATTTAATCTTTTATAGCTTTAAAATTAAGAATAAAACTTTCACAACTACGACAAAACTTTTGTCGTTTATCATTAATATAGAGAAATGCGTCATACCATTCTCCATTCATAGGGTTCTTACTCTTAATCTTAGTATTAAGAATATAAATATTACCAGTTTTAATATGTTTAAACTTATATCCTTTATTCCTAAGAATTAAGATTTGAACAGTTGAAGTTAATTCAATTTCTTCCATTACTTACCAGTATGTCCAAATCCACCTGTACCACGTTCAGTAGAACCAAGTTCTTCGAGAGTTTCAACTTCATCCCAAGTAATCTTCTCACGACGACGAACAAGAAGTTGACAAATACGGTCACCTTCTTTATAAGGACAGCCTTCTACTTCATGTAATTTATTAAATTGTAATCTTGCATTAGTAATAGAACTATAAGCATTTTCGTGTTTAACACGTGTAACAATATCGTTAAAAGCATTACCAAAAGTACTAATAATTCTAATTAATTGACGAGAAGTACGATTCTTGAAAATAACACGAAGTTCTCCTCTATAACCCCAATCAAGAGTACCAGGACTATTAGGCATATAAAAATCTGTTTTAGTATTGCTACTACGAGGACGAAGTTCCATTTCATATTCATCAGGAAGAGCAAAATGTAATCCTGTATGAATAATAAATCTATCTCTGTCTGAATCATATTCTATGCTCTTAGCATAGACATCACAACAAGCATCTCCTTCTCTACCATAAGTAGGTAATGGAACAGATTTATCTTCACGCCATACTTTAACAGAGACATCATCAATGTCTTGTTCTAGTTTCTCGAAAAGTTCATCTTGCGTTAATAAACCAGCGTTAAACTCAATAATAGCATTAGCTATTGCTTTACTTAATTTACTCATTATAATTATTGTTTTTAAATTTATGATAAGGACAATCAGTTGGAATACTAGGTCTTCTATAACAAGAAGTAATAATAGTATCACTACTTCTTTCTAAGCACGTATAATGTTTATAAAAACAACCTTTTTCTCTCTTTACTAAATGAATACAGTTACCACAAGTTCTGACTTTATTCTTCTTTTCCATATAGATACTTTAATAAATGAACAAACCTGATTATAAATATTACAAATAGAGCGTGACCTAATATCGGAATAAAAAATAAAGCACAATTAAGAGTAACTGTACTTATTACTTCATCATCTAGTCTTTCCTTAGTAATCTTTAGTGCTATCCAAGTTATTATAATCTGAATAAAACATTCTATAACAGGGACATTTAATAAGATTGTTTTTAACACGGTTTCTAACTCCATTCTTTACCACAATTAATACACTTAAAAGCAATTGGGTCATTTTCCTCTTCCCGTGGAACTTCTTCTAGTCTAGCACCACAATTAGGACAACGTGGAACAGTAAATAACCCAATTAGTTTCTTAATAAAATTCTTTATTCCCATATACCAGCCAATGCGTAATTAAGAGCTTTAAGACTAGTATTATAGTCACCCTCAAATACAGTATTCTTTAAACGAAGCTCTTCTGTCTTATAGTCTTTGACATTAGAGAAGTAACCAGTAACGGCATTATAAGCACCATAAGCAGTACCTGCTATCTGTCTTTGTCCAACACCTTCTTGATAATACTCGAAAGTATCACAAAGAGTATTTAGCTTTTGCATAGATATTTCAGCAGCTTCAAAAGCAGAATTGTTTCTTCGGAATAAACCGTTATATAGATTCAATTCATCTACTCTTTCAAATTCTTCCCCTGTAAGGAAAGTTGCCGACAGATACTTCTTTACTTCTTCATCCGATACTTTTGTCTTAAACAACACTTTGTACATGTCTTCTTCTTCTTCTATCTTACGTTCAGTAAGACCGAGTATTTCAGGAACAGTAAGTATCTTAGTATTAACACCTTTATTATGTCTGAAAGATATATAACTTTCAGCAGATATTTTAGCAGAATGAAGAGCGTTCATACAAATAACTCTTACAGGAGTAATCATCATTTGTACAGCACTACCGCCATCATGGCTATTAGTAAAGACAAAGTAATGTTGAATAGTATCATTAACACCACCAATATTAATATCCTTGTCAAAACTAGCTGACATGAATATCTTTTGTCCATAACCAAAGTAACCTGCTCTATCAAGTTTAACTCTACCACCAAGAGCATCATCGAAGAATCCGAAAGCCATTTGATTTTGTACTACTTCATAACGAGACTTTACTTTCCCAAGAGGAATATTAGAATCTGTACGATAAGTTGCAAATTCACCAGGAACATCAACAAATTCAAACCCATTAACTACATTAGGAAATATAGAACCGTCACGACTAGTACCATTATCGTGTGCTGGCATTTTAGCAGATAGCTGACATTTAGCAACTGTATAATCGAGTTTAGCTTTTACAATAGCTTCTTCTGTTGTCTTACAATCGCTAACATCTATACCTATTTTACCTCTCCAAGCAATTTCTTTTGCTTTGAATTTACTTCTATAACTTGAATCTCTAAAGTTAAATTCCATAATTATATGTATTTACTGATTTCTATCATAGCTTGTTCACGAGTACATCCAAAGGCATTCATTATTCTTTGAATAAGTTCTTCTACCCAATCTTCTACTTCAAACATATTACTTAATTATTAATGATGTATTACTTTCTTGTTTAGCAATAGTAAGGTCAGCATCCATACTCAAATTAGCTGCGATAATAGACTTACTAGTACAAGACTTAAATTCTACCTTATGAGGATTTTGTCCAATCCATTGAGCAAGATTAAAGTTAGTAACATTTGCAAGTTCTGATAGACGAATATGAATTGATATTTCAGTATCAATAGAGAACACATCGTCAACAGTAACATCTACAAATGAAGATTGTTCAGATTCCTGCTCCTCTATGGGGGAACTTTCAGCTTTCATGTGAGCACTGATAATACGAGATAGATACTCAATACTAAGACTTTCCTTAATTTCAGTACTTGCTAGATATTCAGTAACTATATCCATAAAATGTCTGATAATATCAGCAATACGAACATCGTCCAACTTAGTAACAGTAGTATTACGAGAATAGACTTTATAAGTACTACCTTCAATTACTTTATTACCGGACTTGCCCGTAGAACCAAACATTATAACTGCTTCGAGAACTGCATCTTTAAGACGTTCAAGAGTATTATTTCTTGTTTTCTTAATTTGGTTAACACGAGCAACTTCGTCACTACATTCTTTAACGTCACACTGATAACATTTAATTACTTGAAGATAATCTCCAATCTTATCTTTAAGATTATCTTCTGTAATACCTAGTTTAGCAATAATTTCTTCTGTTGCTTCACCTTCTTCGAGTTGCAAGATAATATCCTGCAACTCTGCTTTAATACTAAATAGACTACTTCCCATTATGTTTTGGTTTAAAAAACGGTTTATTTTCAGTACTATAACAATAGAAACTATTAGGACATCTCATACTTCCATACTTTTCACAGTTAGAACATGAACGAGTAACTTCTTTATCCTTTATCTTTAATAGTTTCTTTGCTAGCTTCTTTAGGTTTTTCATATTCTTCTCTAATTAATTTATTATGTTCAGAGATAGCTTTCATAATAAGCTCACGAGAATCCCAAAGACTTTCAGCACCAACGCTTAGATAATAATGTTCAAGTACTTGTTCATTAGACATATTTTGAAAGTCTTCGATACGAGGAACAGCTCTAATAACTTCATCAAACTTATTAGTAATATCGGTTAATAAGCTATAAAGTTTAGAACGAATAACCATGTTATCAGTATTGTTCTGTTTTATCCTAGCAATAAGCATAGGAATTATTTCACCGTTTTGCATTTCTATGAGTTTTCTTATTCTTATTACGTTTACGTCTCTTAGCAATAGCTTTAGAATTAGAACCTTCTTTAGTAGAACTTCCTTTGTAACTATTATTAGAAGGAAATACTAATTCAAGAGGACTATCATCAAGAAATATACTATAAGGATTATCAAATTTCATCTTCTTTATCTCCTAATGATTTAATATATTTAATAGCTTCATCACGAGAATCACACAGTTTATCTAATTCAGTACTACGCTTCCAACCATCTCCTTCATTAGTAATAACAGTAACACCATACTTACCTTTGAAGGTTATACCATTAACTTCTCTATTATAGAGTCCATGTTGATTATCTTTTTCAGAACAACTTAGCTCTATAATATGATTACCAACAGTATGATAACTATCAATAATAGGAGTAAAGAAATTAGTTCCTTTAATGACACTTTGAAAGATTTTAGCTCTATCCATACTATTTGCTTAATAATTCGTCAAGATAAGAATCTAAGTTTTCAATAATCATATCCAGACAATCTAATTGTTTCTTAAATAGCATTAGCTTAAAGTTACCAATATAATTATCTGTTCTACGAGTATAAGAAAGTCGACAATCTTCGTAATTGCTATTAGCTTCTATACGAGTACTTTTTAACTGATTTATAAGATTAGTAAGAATAAATACCTGTCTCTTCTTATCTTTCTTACTTATTTCAGATATAATATCTGAAACACTTTTTATCTCATTTTCCATACTTACTTCCAGTTTGGTTTCTACACCATTCAATATTAGCATAATGATTGTTAGCACTGTTACCGTCTTTATACCTAACATATTTATATACATTAGGTTTAGGATTAGTAACAAATGCTTGAGCAACGAGAGTAGCTATAAATAGCTTAGCACTATTACCATTGTGAAACAATGTAACATGAGGTCGTTCACAACCTTTACCACGATACCATTTAAGATAACGTTTACGATTATCAGACCAAACTCTTCCATCTTCTCCTATACAATAATTAGGAAAATTAGGAATAGTAACAAATCTAACTAAATTTTTAACTTCTTCCATACTTTTTATTTAAATAACGTGCACGTTGTTTAGCTTCTTCATAAGAATACACTTTCCTACGCTTAGCAAGATGGGCAAACAAATCAAGAGGAGCATAAACACCAGCAGTCCTTTTAATCTTACCATCAAGATAATTGTCGATTTTCTTAGATAGTTCTTCACGGGTTATTACAATATATATGAATCTAATATTGTTTCTATATACAACATTATCATCAGGTTGTTTAACTACTATATATTTAGCTTTTATCTGCTTTTTCTCCATTATCGGTTTTACAAATATAATCAATCTTATTATCAGAGCAAAGAAAATCTTACTGTTTTTCAGCATACGCAGAGAGCGATTCTAAGGCTCACTGTTAAACGCAAGGCAAAAATAATATAGTTGTTCAGGTAAGTATAGTAAATCGTATAGAGACGAAATATCGGGCATTCTCGTTGATTTCCCCCCATAAAGGAGTGTCGTTACTGTATACTTCCGACAGTCCTCTTTGAGTATAAGCTAACGATTTATCTCACAATCAGAGTATATAATAAAAACATTAACTTTACAAGGGAACAACAAAAAACCCTACTGCCAATCTCTCGACTAACAATAGGGCAAGGTATCAAACCATGACTTACTTTAACAACTTATATACTACAAGTGTATCGTCCTCTTCTTCTTTTTCTAACTTAACGTTAGTATCAGATGTAACACGAAGGCTTCGTATTATATCAGAAGCATTAACAGAATAATAACCATAATCTGAAACAGATACATTTCGGCATTGACCTTGAATATCTTCTGTAAGAAAACCTAGATATATTGATTCTTGTCCTTCCACTGGGTTGAACTTAACCATTAATAACATCTTTAGTTTATCTTTCAGATGTATGTCTTTTATTATCAGTTTCTTCTTCTTATAGTCTATATAAGATTTATTATAATTAACTTTCTTCTTCGATATTATTTGGTAATCCAGTAGGCTCATTATTAAGTATTTTAATTAAATTCCCATGACTCGGGACATTCTTCACTCCTGACCTACATCTATATTCGACAAACGCTGTCTTACCAATAAGTTTATCTTTATTAAGAAGATAACTTTCACGAGTAGAAGCATCACCAATCGGCATACATTCAAAGGTTTCACCATTAACATCATTACGAAGAACGAATTTACTAAACTTAGGTCGTTTAGCTCCTTCGGGAATAATATCAATAATCTTGAATTTACCATCTAGTATTGGTTTACTTTTGTACATAGTAGAATTACGTTTACCAAACTGATATGTAGCATAAGGATTACGAAGAATAGCTCCCTCGAACTTAGCTTCAACAAAGAGGTCTCGATATTTAATAATATCTTCATCTCCATTAAGATTATCGTAAGTATGAATAAGTACGAAACGTTTCTTATTATTCATGTGATAATCAAGAATAGCTTTAGCATTAACGTAATTAGGCATCTTAAACTTGCCAAACTCTGACTTCAATAATGATATACGACTAGTTTGAATCATATCATCAATAGCTAAGTCGTAACACCAAAATTGAAGAAAGCGATTATATGGACTTTTAAGATTCTCGGCAGCACTTAGAATATCATTTAGTTCAAGACCAGGAATATATAACTCTCCGTCTAATACTAAATTATCTTCTAACATACGATTGAATAGCTTGTCTGTAATAACATCATCTAGCAATACATTCTCCAATACAGGACACTTATATTCAAGTCCTTTACGACTACGAAATACAAGTCCTTTAGTTTTAAAGAATCCTTCACCACGCATAACAGCAGATATATTACAACGAACACCATTAATCTTCATTTGAGCCAATAGCCCTTGTTCGTTATTATATTCATATATCTTAGCTAACATAGGAAGAACAAAACCTTCATTATTAGTATTGTACTTAGGAAGATAACAATCAAGATAATTAATTAAATCATCTTCATTTGTTATTTCAGCAGGAGTATTATCATATAATTCTCCTAATTCAGTACCACCTTCTCTACGTTTAGCAGCAACAATAGTTTTCCATTCTTTCTCAACACTTCTAGGTGAAACATATTCAGATGTAGTACCTGTCTTACCGACAATACCATACTTTAGAATTATCTTATGACCTAGTATTTCTGCTTGCCAAAAGATAGGTTTACCTTGTGCATTACGCTTATAAAGAGTAATACTTTTCGATTCACTCATACTTCTTCAATTTTATATTTATTAGGTTGTTCACGCATAAGACCAATAGCAACTTCTCTATCTATTATCATAGATTTATTAGTATCTATAACAATAATCCTGACTTTAGGATTAGGAGAGGGAGATGTAACAGATTTCCGCTCCTTTATGGGGGAAGATTTGGTAATCCGTTTACTAGTCTTATTAGTTCCCTTTTTCTTTTCGTAAACAATAGGAGGATTAACTTCTTCATATTTAAGATTAGCTTCATGAATCTTTTCAAGAGATTCTTTATCATAACCTAAATATATAAGAGCTGCCATTATCCATCTATATCTAAAATGAATAGTTTGAATATAAGGATAATTAGGTAAATCTAATTCATGAAGATAACTAGCAATAGTATCACTAGTACCGTTAACTTTAAGATTGTGTTGAATCATCCTTATATCAGAAGCATCTAACTGATAACTAAACGGATTTACGTTGTTTAACTTCATTTGCTGTAAGTCTTACAATTATATACTTTTTAGGTTTACCTATTCTCGCATGATAGAACTTGAAACACTTTAGATAATCAGTACTTTCAGTCCACTGTATAAAGTTTCCTTTAGATACAGATGTATTAGTTTCATAATTGAACTCTCTTGGAATCTTATGACTACTATACATATCTTTATCTAAGTAATTCTTAATGATAGCTAAGTGTTCAGGATTATCAAACTCAAAGTTACCATAAATCTTTATCTTAGAAAAGTCAATTGGTGTACCATCAGAAAGAGAGATACGAATTAAAGTATTAGGATTATCAACCACTTGTTGCTTAATATGATTAAGATACTTCTCTTCTTCATCTGTTAAAGGATACATAAAATAATAGCTATGAACATTTTCGCTATTACCGAAACTGTTTATAGCTATTCTCTTTAATGGAGCAAATGAATTAAAATCAATTACTCTACGTTCTTCTTGTGCCTTTGGAAGTGGCACATCTTCTTCTTCTCTACTCATATTCAAATAATGATTCAGTTTGTTCTATAAACGAATTAATAGTTTCTCTTGAATACATACTAACTAACTCCGAGAAATCTTTAGCACCATAACTTCTTGGAATAACAATAGGTATAATACCATATTCTTTTCGTAACCTACGAGCACCACGTACTCCTGTTAAATCACAATCAAAAAAAGAAATAAGTATTCCATTGTCGTTTAGCTTAGATTGAAGCCAGTTATATTCGTAATCTTTGAGAACATAGCTCTCCGAAGTAACATTAATTACTCCTATTTGAGACTCTGACAAATTCCCCCGTAAAGGATAGGAATGTAACCAGTAACTTAATACTAGATTGTCCTTATATGATTTAGTAATAATAATTATATCATACTTAGGTTTATCAAGATTAAGTATTCCAACAAGACCATTATGATTAGTTATAAACTTGATTTCTCCCTTACTTCTATCTCGAAGAGGAAAATAACATTCGATATTATAAATACCATTACTATCAAGTCCGGTAACATAAGCATAACAAGGGTCTGATTCCTTATATGTATATTTAGGACTAGGTTGACAATACCTATTAATATACATTTGGTCAACAGGATAGACAAAATGAGTATTAAGCCAATGTAGACTAACTCCCCATTGTCCCCAAATATTCTTATCGTTATTAGTCCAAGTTCTAGTAGCTATTTCAATAATTGGTTTACTAGCTTTGATTTTAGATATTACTTGTTTAAGTAAGATTTCATTTTCTTCATCTACTTCTCCATCATATATTATCTTACGGAAAGTATAAGCTATATGCTTTAATATATAATAGAAATCTGCCTTATTAGCAACATTTATATGACGACCAGTTTTAAAACTTAGTACATAAGCTACTAGGTCGAAACAATCACCAAAGAAAGAACCATTAAAATCACGAGCTTTTAGCTTATGTTTATTATTGAAAGCAAAACCAAATGTTGGATGATTATCAACACGTAAAGGAGAACAAATAAGTTCATTATTTTCTACACAATTATTAACTACGGATATAGGTATACCCATATATTTAGCCATAATCATTTCTTGACTAACTTTAGATAATATAAACTCTTTTGTTAAGTCTTGTCTTATTCCTCTACGCATAGTATAACTAGATAAAATAAGCCTAGCTTTTACACTAGGCTTATAACATTATTAACGAAATATATTTGGATTACTTAGAATGGAAATCCACCATTATCTTCTGTTTCAGGAGCAAAAGCAGAACTTTCAGTAGAAACAAATCCACCTGCTACACCACCTGCAAAACCACCCATAGGCATACTCGGATTAACAATTCCTGCACCCATAGGAATACCACCAATACCGGCAGCAGTTCCAAGATTAGGAGCTTTTCTTTGTTTAGATTGTACACCTTCCATTGGAGCAATACGTTCTTTAGTAATGTCAAACATAAGACTTGGTTCTTTGAAATGATTGGCATCAATCATGAACTGTTCTTCAAAGATTCCTTGACCTACAATATTTGGGAATACCAAATCGCCTTCTTCTGAACCTTGACCGGAGAAAGCCCAATCACCTTTGTTCTTATAATAACGATTAAGTCTGAACCAGAATTGTCTAGGTTTACCTGTCTTATCGAGTAATGCAGATTTACCATTTTCTCCACCTGTTTCAACAAGTTTAACTACATTGTCAAACAGAACTCCCCAAGCCTTGATAACATCTTCTACTTCAACTGGTTCATACTGACCATTATCGTCATAATCAACATAACCAAGTTCGAGCATTTCAGATTCTTCATCAGTCATTTCACGACCTTTGAATACAACCACATCAAGGAAGTGTTTTATCCAAGCAAAGTCCATATTAATAAACTTCTCTTTAGAACCGCCAGGAATATAGTCAACATTACTTTCATGGGGCCAAAATGTCTTACTAGCAACACGAACATCAGCAGGATTAGTATGAAGAGAAGTAGCTTCAATAACAAGCTGTGGAATAGCTTTTCCTGCAAATGCTGGACGCATATTGTTATCTTCCTTCATAGTTACCCAAGCAACACGAGCATGAAGATGTCCAACAAATAACCAAAGGTTATTAATAGCATCTTTATGAGAGAACTTCTTACGAGCAGTAGTTCTTGTCTCATTACTAATACCTCTACGACGCTTCTTAGTTGCAGTAGTTGCAGCATTATTAGCTGATTGATTAACTACTGGTTCTTCTACTTTAGCACTTTCTTCTTTTTGAGTACTCATAAAATTTGTTTTTATAAAGATTAATACTAACAACAACAACAAGTTGTACAGGCTTGTTGTTTATTGCAAAGTTTCCAAATATAATAATTTTTTAAATCATAGCCAAATAAAAAAAGAGCTAAATTCAATTAAGAATTTAGCTCTTTATAATCTAGCTTTTATCTAACCGGAAGAAGTTCTTATTTAGAAGATTGACGAGCAATCGGTTCTTCATCAGCTTTGAAAGAAATCTTGTAAGCGTTAACTTCAACAGTTTCTTTTTCATCACCGATAACTTTACCAGTTTCAACAGCAACTACGAACGGTTCGTTTAAGTTAACCTCGAATACACGGTTAAACTTCTCTGCTTCGTCACCGAGATTTTCTTTCAATTCCGACCACATTGAAGAATCGGAGAAAGTCAACGGCAAACCAAGACCAGTAAGATTGGAAGAAGTAGAAGTACGAGCACCGGAGTAAGCACGAGTAGTAGGATTGTAGTCATCAATAGTAACTTCTTCTACTGACTTACCAACTTCTTCTGCGATTCTTTCTTTGTTAAGTTCAAATGCAGCCGCTTTCTGTTCAGCAGTCATACGAACACCTGCAAGTTTGATTTCTCCGTTCTTCTCGAACAAAGGTACACCTTTACAGATACCATATTCACCGAAGTTCTGAATAAGAGCAGCACGAGCAGCTTCTGTACCAAACTCAACATTGTTCTCTTCGCACCATGCCATTACTTCGGCATCACGTTCAGCAATAGCTGCATCAATATCAGCAATATTACTAACAAACTGTACGTTATCACCGGGAACAAGACCCATGATACGAGTTACTGCACCTGTCAAGCTAAACTTAGCTTTAGTACTGTTAGCAGTCAATGTAGGTTCGTTACTAGCTTGCATTACTCTCTTACCGCTTTGTACGGCTGACATTCCAAATTGAAGTCCCATAGTTGTAAAAATTTAAATGATTAATAATTATTAATACTAGGCTTAAAGCCTATTGTTATCTTAGTTTTTGTCTTATTTCGTATCTATTGATTAGTAATAGTTAGACTTCTATTACTATCAAATCTCTACAATATCAGCATCACTGATATTCATATTGTTTACTATCTTAGCTTCTGTTGTTTCCATACAACCAAGTATAACATCAGCAGCTATATCACGAGCAGCTAGTGTAAACGCTCTATGTCCAATAAGAGTTCTCATATATTTAGTATATGTATCTTTACTAGCAAGTCCAGCAGTTACAGCGTCACTATAACTAAAATGTCCTATACTAGTAATAACTCTGTTATCTACTACACGAGTAAGTTTATATTCAGTAATATAATCACAAGGAACATTAGGTATTCGGAAGATTGGAACTAATCCCTTAGCTGCAAAATCTTTAGCTTGTTGTTGATTAGCTGCAACTCCGAACTTATTATTTAACTGATATTCCTTATATATAGTACCATTATAATCTTGATAATTCCTAACTGGATAAATACCAATTTCGTCATTATCAGAACTAGCATTAAATTCATCAGCTTCTTTCTTGCTTTTGAATCTCCTACAATACTCTGGTATCTTACTATCAATATAAACATTATTACCGTCTGTATATTCATACAGAGCTATATAATCTTTAGTGCATTCCCATGTTATAGCTGCCTTCAATAATAACGCTTTAATTAAGTGAACGTCTAATGTAGTTTTACCATTAATAACTCCTAGATGTTCAATACAACTAGTAAATGGTAAACCTAGTTCTTTAGCACGACTATATATTGCAAGACCATCTTGAATAGTCTTAATACCGCACTTATCACTAGACATTACTGATTTCAGATACAACTCTAACTTACTCCTATCATCGGGATTGTAAATGTCTAGTGTATTCAGAGCAGAAGCCACAACCACACCATTATTATTAGTAGTAGGTTTTGCTTTTGGTTCTGTCTTAGCTAGAGTCTTTTCATTCTCTGTCTTTACTTCTTCCATTATTTCAAAGGTCGCTTATTGATTACTCTACAAAGATACTAATTTCTTTTATAACTCCAAAGATTAGCATCTATTATTCTCCTATTATGAAATCATTTTCACTATCTTTAACTATTTCATAGTCTTTTCCTCCTTTCGTTTCTGCTAGCTTCTTTTCTTCATTCGTACCTTTACAATATACCTTATATATTATATTAGGTACGGAACTAAAAGATAGATTAGGTATTCGATATTTTAAGTCTCGTATTGAGCTGCAAAGAGGCGAAGTGAAAATCACTATATCTACAACTCCTATAAAGCTCGTATCAATAGAATTATTTGCCGACAATACTTTCATATAGTCGTCATTAAATAGCTCCAAATTTCGCGTTCTCTGCGCTCTTGCTTGCATGATTACTGGCTGTCCGATTTTAGCTCCCGTCTTATATACTTTCGGTTTACCTTTCTTATCATAAGCCTGTATTCCTTCCATATCATTATGATAGTTTCCGCAATAGTCATATTGTAGAATACTCATTCCAGTTTGGAATATCTCGCCATTAGTCATAATAGATTTACCTTCGTATTTTATATTAGCATTTAGGTACTCTGTTATCTTACCGGCAAATACTCCATTCTTTGAAATAATAAGTATTCTTTTGCCTATATTTTCCTTAACTATATCAAGTATTACATCTAGCTTAACAATATTATCAGTAACTACCTTAGTACGTTCTCTAATAATATTATAAGTTTGAGTAACTCTCTCAACTAAAGCACTAGGATTGTATAGTTCATCAATCTTACGACACATTGCATCGGTCATATCCATTTTAGCAGACCAACCATTACTTTCTGCTACTTGTAATCTACAAGTTTCAGCAGCAATATTAAGTCTAGTATTACCAACACGACATTCTTCTAACTTTTCAAAAGTACCAAATATAGTAACACTTTCATTAATATATTGGCTACATTTATCATAATAGATTCTATCAGCATCAGTTAGAATAACACCCTTTTGGTACTCCTTTATGGGGGAATGAATAGAACGATTAATTAAGTGAGCATAATTAATTTCATATACTTTAGGAGCATATTTATACATAAGTACAGCATTATCAGCAACACTATCAATAGCATTAGTAGCAAGTAGCTTAAACTTAAAATAGTTACCACTATATTTCTCTGCAATCTTTCTGAACTTCTTTACATTAATAGTAATAAGTACATCTTTATGACTACTAGGACTAGGTTTATACGGAGAACGTTCAACATAATCACGAGTAATTATAAGACATCGCTTATCAGTTATTAATTGTTTATGAATCTCTTTAAATTCAGAAGTATTATCGAGATAATAATTAATGTTAGCTCTATCTTCCATAGTCTCTGTTATAATAAGAGATGTTAAGTCAGGAGTTTTAGCTACCATTTTATCTAATACCATTGTAACGAAGTTCATTACGCTTAATGGTTCGGATAAAATAACACTACCCACACCTTTGTTAGCAGACCATTTATTAGCAGCTTCATTATAAATATCGGTTACATCATTCATAATACAAGTTGTCCTTTATACCATTTAATATTAGCAAGAACATGACTACGATTAAGAGGACTATGTAGAAGAATAATATCACTACTTACAAAATCATTCCAACCACAATCTTCAACAAGAGATAAGATTAAACATTCTAATACTATATTATAGCCTACTACCATTCCTTTAAGACTACCATAGTCAATTTCTTTTCCTAGATTATTTATACATATCTTTTCTATATCCATATTCAAGTAATTTTTAGTTCCTCTTTATAAGCATTAGGATGAATATAAGCATAACTAAAGTTACCGTTTTCATTTAGTATAATAATATTACTATCGTTTCCAATCAATTCGTAATTAGTAACAGGACTAAGAGAAACAATAAGATAATTAATTGTTATATTATAACCTATAACCTTAGCTTTGAAACCTTTATAATCAACTATTTTTCCTAAGTTGTCTTTGCATATCTTTTCTATATCCATATCAGTCAAATAAAGTATTTCTCATTCCATAGTATTTCTTAACTAAACGTTTACCTTTACCTTTATTATTACGACTTTGCTCTATTGGTTCTATAATAGTCATAGCTTCATTATAATAATATAAGTAATTAACATTTAATTCAGATATATCAGTATCATCAACAGTATTACATATAGAAACACGTTGACCTGCACATAGAGAACTTTTATTAACTTGTTCTTCGTTACGCTCATTCCAGCCCATACTCTCGACTTTCATCAATGTTCCCCCCGTAGAGGAGATGTAAAACCTTGTATTCCTTTGCACTATATCTGTTACTATCTTTCCGTCTACAACATGAGTAAACTCTAGTCTATACTTATGATTAACATTTTGAGTACGACAGAAATCAAGAATAGATTTAGCATTTCTAAGAGTTTCCATTACAGGAGTTCCATTAATAAAGTATTCAGTAACACATTTAGCTACAATAGGAGAATTATATCCTTTAGATAAATCCTCTAAGAACATCTTAGGATTCATTCTACCTTTGAACTTACTACTTCCACCACGTTTAACAGTAAGATAACTATTAACGCCTTCGGTTACATACTTTGTATAATATGTAAATTCTAGCTCTAACCCTAGATGTTTCTCCCACCAATGACAAATATCATCAGCAGTTTGTTCTAATTCTCTAGGAACAATAGTTACAATACCATCTGTATTAGCACTTATAACATGAATACCTGCAAGTTCAAGTTTCTCTATTAACATCAATAAAAATAACTGACCGTTAATAGTAACTTGATACATTGCTTTCTTGTCACATAAGAAAGACTTTTCACTTCCCATTTTACCAAATATACCAGCATTTGCTACAATCTTTAGACAAGCAGCAGCAGTAGCATGTTTATCTCTCTCCATAACATCAAGAGATTTATCTTTGGCTAAATGTTTATGTTCTAGTCGTTCATCAACAATAGTATCAGCTATACGAAACCATGCTTTAGGAATAAGGTGTTTCTGACATACTTTAAGACTACGTATCATATTAGGATAATAACTTGCAACATCTCTGTCAACAATAATACTATCAGAATTTTCAACATATACAGCTGGAATCTCATTTGAATGTAGACCCCCAGTTGCGATGGTATAGGACGTGCCCATAAAGGTAAATTCTCGGTCAAATTCGCCCTTTTCTCCACGTAAGGTAAGGGAACGTATGCCTGACAAAATATCGTTCAATTCAGGGGTCGAAAATGCGATTTTATCTGACAAGATTTCGGAAACCAAGATTTTCCTACGTATTGTCTTAGTATCAATGAAGGCTTTAGGATGTAGACCAGTAAATTTACTATATAGTTTAACAATAACTTTATCAGCTACTGTACTTCTACTAGCAGAATATACATCTACCTTATATTCTTCACTAATACGATACCTTAAAAGAACTTCTTCCTGATTCATTCTGATTAGCTCGGCAACAATATATACATCATTGTCATTATAATCAGCCATTTCATTAAGATATTCTCTAGGAATAAATCGCTCAAATACATTACGATAATGAATATTAAGTTCTCTATCAGTCATTCCCTTTGCTTCGGGTAATCTCTCGTGATAATAATGTCTATCTAAATCACCAATAGGTGGCATAGTATACTCTTTTAGATTATACCATTTAATATTAATAGAAGTCTGTTTAAGACTTTTATGATAATGGTCTAGCCTAAAGATTTGGAATAAATCCAAGTCTCGAAATGCTACGTTATTGCGTAATATAAGAGAAGTGAAGTTATCAGTCCAAAGAGTATCATTATTAGAACTACGAATAACTCTCTGTGATGTTTCATATAAGAATGTGATTAACTTACTAGGCTTATCAAATTGATTATAATACATGAGCAATGCACTCAACATTAAGCGGTCGTAACGCCTGTTGTTATATCCAAAGTAATCAGCTTTGTTTTGAAGAAAGGAAAGTAAACTAAATAAGTCTTTATCGTCATCTTCGTATAATACAAATCTAACTTTCTTTATCTTATCTAATCTAGCTTTTAATTCACTAACTTTTAAACAATCTATTATAGGAATGGCTTTACCTTCATTATCTACACAATCTGAAAAAGTACGCAAATATTCTCTTAATGAAACAAAAACAACAGAGAAATAGTTTCTAGTTACCTCAACATCATAAACAAGAGACATCATAGCTATAATATTATATAATCATTATTACCAAGTTTATCTATCTCTTCTTTATTAGCTAATCTAAACTTATATCCATAAGAATAATTTTGTTTATTAGCAACACATCTTTGAATAGAAGCAAATTCAAATCTATTAACTTTAGAAGCCATTAAAATACCTCTATAAATACCGATAAGATTATTATCTTTATCTAATTGAGATATTATGTAAGCTACTTTATCTCTCCTTCTTTTAATCCTATCTCCATATAGATTATTATATAGAACTGTACACCATTCAAGATTATCTATACTATTGTTAGATTTGTTTTCATCTTTATGGTTAATACAAGGATAATTATTAGGATTAGGGATAAATGCTTCTGCAACTAACCTATGAACTAAGAATCTTTTATAATTATTCTTATAAGTAAGAGTAACAGCAATATATCCACGAGAATCTTTAAACTTAGATATAATATTACCTTTAAAATGTTGTTTAACTCCATCTTTTCCAATAACACTTCTATCTATACTTCTAACATTTCCAAGACTACTAACTTCGTAACCTTTTAAATCTTTAATAGATTTCCAAATTTCTTCCATACTTATACTTTATTTATTGTCCATAACACAAATATAAACGATTTTTACATCTACTACAAGCTGTATATAATCTACGAAGGGTTTCATCTATATTTCCCCAAGGATTACCAGTTCTAGTATCAAATACAATATCATTTATGTCTACATACACATCAGCATAAGTACTTCCTTGTGCTTTATTTGCAGTAAGAGCAAAACCATAATCTAAATCACGACTGAATTTTATCTTATTAGTAGCTTTATCTAATAGATTAACTAATAATAAGTTTCTTTCCCTAAATTCATAGTATTCTTTCCAACGTTTAGTTCTATTATATTTATCAGCATTAATAGCATTATAAATATAAGATTCACCTAACTTATAATAAAGCATAGCATTATTAAAATCAGAATGGTCTACTACAAATAAAGGCTTAGTTCTATTACCACCATTAACTCGTATGAAGGTTACATTAAATCCATGAATATTATCTCTATTAGTAAAGTTCTTAATATCATGTATTATATAATCTTCGGAATTAATAATAATAGGTTCTTTAAAATCATCAATAAAAGTATTATAAGACATTACTAAATCATTCTTAGTTAGAATTGCTTTACCACTATCTTCAATAATATTCTTACGAATGAATTTATTCCAGTCAGACACAGATTTATTAGTATAAGTAACTAGACGACAAGTATCAACATCTCTAGTAAATTCTTCATTATAAAATCCGTCTATTACAAGAGATTGAAACTCAAATGCACCACAAGTATAATATCCTTTAGTTTGAGTAGAATCAAAAGCATACCGATTTCTATTGATAAACTCTAGGAACTTCCAAGTTCTATTATCAATATCCTTTCTCAATATCCTTAATAATTCACTAACAGGATTACTTTCTTCTTGTCTTACAATCTGTCTAAGAGTATAAAACTTAATATTATCGAAACAACGTGAGCGAGTTTCTTTAACTGGCTGGAGCTGGTGCACATCACCCATGTAAATCAACATGCACTTAAACTGTTCACATTCTCTTTCTATCAGAGTTTTAAGATTAATACCAATCATAGATGCTTCATCAACAATATATAATTTATATTGTTTAATCTTCTTTTCAGCTAAAGGGTCAAAAGGAGGATTATTAACATCAAAATCAGTAACATCTGTATTAAGTCTTAAACCTAAGTCACTAGCAACAGTAGATGTAGCATATCCAGTAGACAAACGAAGAACACGAGTAGCTTTATGAGTAGGAGCAGCAAGTCCAATAACAGATTTAGCTAAACCACATCTCTTTATTACTTCACGTATCATATATGTTTTTCCAGTACCCGCAGAACCAATAAGAGCACGTTTATAATCGCCTTCAACATAACCTTTTTCTATAAAGGCTACAAGATTCTCATAAGCAATCTTTTGGTCACGAGTAAAACTATTTAAGACACTATCATCTTTCTTAGCATCATCAAACTTTTCAAAATTCATTGCATTTCAATAAAAATTTATCAATATTATCACGACATTTAAGAATATAACCTTTAACTGGTAATCCTATCTTAAATGGAATATAACAATTAGGCATAGTACAATAAGCATCAGTACATCTAACAATCTTAGTAGGTCTACCATGACTATCTAGTGCACGAGTATATATTGTCTTAAAACCTTTACATGAGTACGAACGTTCAGATAACATAATAAGTTCATCACTATCTTTAGGTTTAAACTTATACATGTTATCATGTAGAACAATAGTTCCAGTAACAATCTGCATTATTACTTTCTCACGAGGAATTTTCTGTTCCTCATTTACCGCTGATAGTTTGAAACTTAATCCCATAATATTAAGGTTTAACTATTTGATTAGGAGAATACTGTCTATAATATGGACCTCTACGAGGAAATATCTTATACTTATCAGTATTCATAATTCTAGATAATGGAGTAATTTCACAACATCTATTACTATGAACATCTACGATAATACAATGATAAGAATCAGTATCCATATCATGAGAAATAACAGCTTTAAGTCCTTCAAAATATACATCAAAAGTACTATCAGGATTAACACATTGTTTTAAATCTACAACCATATTAATTAGCTTTAGTTTTATATATTTCGTATAACTTAGTAAATTCATCAGAAGGCATACATACAATAGGAGTATTAGTATGCATTTGGTCTTTAGGAACAATACAATTTCTAGCAGTAACTATTCTATCATCTTCAACAAATATAGTTTCAAGAACTAAACAATTACCACCATCTAGTATTTCCTTACACTTAGGACAAACATATATCTTGTCTGTACCAAATACAATAAGCTCATCACCACAAACTAGACATTTACCAGTTGTGACAATGAGCTTACCATTATCTTGTTTAAACTCGTTTAACTTCGGCATGACTAGGAATACGTCTCCTTTCTTCCATTTTAACGAGTTTAACACTTTCAAATACATTAAGAGTAAAAGCTACTAATTTATAGCTCTTTTCTTGTCTTCTAAGTTTTACTTTCTTTTTAATCATTACGTTTAGTATTTAATTATTATTTAATAGGAGCATCTGACCGCTCCGCTTCGCTCCGCTTTTCTCCCCCGTAAAGGGGTGACATTTCTTGTACTTTCTTCTTTATTTCATTTAGAATCTTACAATTGAAAGTAATAGTTTCATTACTATATAAAGTTTTACTATAAAGCTCTTTAATATCATTATTATTAGATTCATAAATGAATAAATAAAAAGAAATACAATAAATCGGTTTAATATCACTACCATGTGAACTAGTATAAATATCTATTGTTCTCCGATTATCATCACTATCAATAACAAATACTTGTAATTTTTGAAGTTCTCTAAGTAGTTTAATAAATTCTTTTTTACTCATGTCGGTATATAGTTTTAATTAATAATCATAGAAAAGGAGCAGACGCTTCTGCTCCATGTTAAATAATTAATATTTATAAAAGTCCTAATTCTATCTCACGACAGTAATTTAACTAGGGGTAAAAATTAAAAGTTTGATTCTATCTCACGACAGTAATTAATAAACTTGTATTAAACACAAATACTATGTATTTATAGCTGACATTTTACGAAGAGGATTTCCCTTACTTCAACCATTTGGTTAATGTTTCAACTTAGATTAGTCATCATCAGAGCTATCAGAATAAGTAATAGTACGATTCTCACGAACAGTACTATTCAATTAATAATTCCATAAAACCAATAGCTATAATTCTCACGAACAATAGTTATTATACTACAATACGACAAAATTTTAGTTTAACTAAAACAGACAAAACAAAATATCAATCTTTATATATCTTACGATAATCTACAAAATAATATTTAGGATTAGTTATAATAAAGTTTTCAACAATATCTGCTGCTTCATTAGGATTATTTCCTTTATAAATATTAATAGGATTTTTTCCTGTAAAAGCATTTCTAAATCTATTATATTTATCAAGAAAAACTAAATTATCATCAGAAGAATAAAATACAGTGTATACATTATTTTCTTTCTCGTGATACTTCTTACAAAGATTATTATAACCTTCCATTGTTTTATCACGAAGTTCTTCCATATATTTGACGTAATTAGTCATTATATCATCCCATTGTTCAATAGCTTTAATCTTATCTTCAATAGGATAATCAGCTTCAAGAATATCATTAAGAAGATTATTTAACTTCTTAACATGGAGACTTTCAACATCATCTTTAAGTGATTCATTAAGTCCACCTTCAATAAACTGTCTACGAAATTCTTCTTTAGCTTTAGCTAAAACATCAGAACCCATAGTAGCTGCAAATATTGATTCAATAATTTCTTTCATTATAATAAGTTTTATAAGTTAGACAATAAAAAACTCTACTAATATTATTCTAATCTCACGACCTGAATAATCTTAATAGAGTGGAAACCGACATTTATTTAACCCTTTTGTCAGATATTAATTAAATAGAGTACGTATCGGCATTATACTAAACGTAAAATAATAACTGCAACAGCTTCTAAAGCTACAAGAGAAGCAATAACAAAACCAACAGTATTATACTGTCTTTTAGCTTTAAGCTCTTCGTAATCTTTATTAGCTTTATCTAACTTAGATTCAAGAAATTTAATGCCGTCTTTAAGAGCTTTATTATTAGCTTCCAATTGATTATTAGCAGCACTTAATTTAGAAGACATACTATGAAGAGCTTTATCTTCATTACAAATATTCTCATACATAGCCTTATAATGATTAAGACCAGCATCAGACTTTTCATTAGATTTACGTAGACGAATAACTTCTGTCTTTAACTCATTGACAGTAGGACGTTTCTTACTAAGAACATCGACTTCTTTCTTTTCATTCATAACTATTAGTATTTAATTAATCTTCAATATGAGTTATATCTAAGTCGAGGTCTATGTTATCCTCGCTTAGAGTATTTCCAGTATTCCAATTATTAGCCATTTCACAGTCGAGATAATCTATATCAGCTACCAAACCACAAATAGGAAATTCTACACCTTCGTCATACATAATCTTAAATTTTGTAATACGGATGCAAGTATAGCAATAAATAATGGAAATACCAAACAATAATGATAATATTTAATGAGTATTGCTATAAGTTATATCATCTTTGAATTTATCCATTATATCATAAACTGATATATTAGAACAATTCAATAGAGTATTAATAGTATTAGCAGTACGTTGGTCTTTACAAGCAATATTAAAATTATCATAATTGAACTTACGAACAACACTAGGACTAGCTTTATGAATATAATAAATATCCATAGCAGAGACATTGAAGTCTACAATATCATTTTCATATTTATCTAATACGTCTTTAAGAGATATGTAATATCTACAATCACCAATAGCTCTAGCAGCACTAGCAGTATCTTTAAATCGAATAAAGAAACCGGAATCAATAGAATTACGAATAGTTAGCCATTCAAAATCTAGCTCGTATTCTTTATATGGTTGAACATAAAGTCTCAAATCATAAAGAGCTCGTCTAAAAACTCTTAAAGCATGAGTTCTTTCAGCTAGTCTAGAAGTCTTTTCTTCCAATTGTTTATCGAGCTTATCAATATTTTCTTTAGAACGGCTTAATTGAGTATTGAGTTCCTCATTAACTTTAACAGTAGCATTAAGAGTATCTTCGATATTCTCTAACTTAATAAGACTATTAGTTTTCTCTTCAATAATCTTATCCTTCTTTAGAATAATATCTTTATATTCATTTTCTTGCTCTTCGATTTGATTACGTAATTCGGTAATTCTATTACCGCTATTAGTAAGTTGTCCTTCAAGAAACTTAATACGTTCAGTTAACTCATTATTATTAGATTTAAGAGATTCAATCTCATCACAATCTTTAATAGTATAAGTATTGCCTAAATTAGCAATCTCACAAATAGAAGCAAGTGATTGAAAATCTAAATCAATAATACAACCGCTTTCTTCAACAATAACAACTCCATTAGTATGAGATACAAGAGTTAGATGCTTTTTATCAATTACAATAGCTTTCATAAATACAAGTATTAATTATTAAGAATTTAATTTTAAAAGTAGAATCTATACTATAATAGTATAGTACTATATAGTAGGCGAATAAAACTAATAACTATTATATAAGTTATTATAGTTTGAACTAAAGAACGAATGATAATAACCTTCTTATAAGAAAGGTAATTAAACATTAAATAACATAGGCATATAACTATCCCAATTAAAGATAGAAATATATGGAACTGATAATCTGTCATGGTGAAGCAATATCAAATAATATTAAGAATATACATAAAGTAGATGCAACTATTATTAAAGCGAATAATGTAGTAAGAAGAGTAATCTTAGTGTTAATAAGAAACTCACCGCATTTAATAAGTGCGATAATAAATAGTAATGCTAAGACAATAATATCGTAGTTAGACATAATAGTATAAGTTAATAAGTGGATAAGATAGAGAGCAGAAGAAGTACAGTAATGTCACTCCTTTATGGGGGAGAAAAGCGAGCTTTGCGAGCGGGACAAGTCAAGCTACACAACAATACAATTATTAATAATAGTACTATTAATAATGTTACCAATAATGTTACTTCTGTTATCAGTTGTAATACATAGTATTGTTATTACCGGAATCGCTCGAACTACTATTGTCAAAGACAATGGTAGTGACGCTCTAATAATAACAACTATAATATAATAGTAGACAATATAGTAGTATTATTATTAAGACTATCAATCCGATATAATAGTGAAACTATTATAGAGGACTAATAACAAAGACAATTACAATAATAACGACCATAATTCTAACGACCATAATTCTAACGACCATAATTCTAATACTAAGGACTAATATCATAGATATTAGGAACTTAGAACTAACAATAACAACCGACAATTAGGTTTATTATATAAATAGGATTCAAATCTTAACTATTAATATAATAGAAACAACAGTATAGATTAATAGTATAGATTAATAGTATGATAATAAAATAGGATTCAAATCCTAACTCCATAAACGAAGAGGTTTAGGTAGTAGTCGTAACATTGTAGGTTAGAGTAGTGAGTTAGAATGAAGGAGTAGAGGTGAGAGAGGGAGTAGTCCTACTACTTAACCAACTCATCACTCTTATCTACATCCTATTACTATTCTTACTCCACTACTATTATCTCACTCTATTGTCTACTCTACTATCTAGCTTAACGAGGAGCCTTAGCGACCCTTCCGAGCATTGATATTGTCAATACTAGTAATAGTCTTGATACTATTGATACTATTGATACTATTGATACTATTGATACTATTTGTTGGTGTGATTGTATGAGCTTGCTCCTATTGTCTACGACAATAGTCACCGACCTTGCGGACGGTCTTTTCGACCCCTATATATATATATATTATAATTATATACTAAAGTATATAATATATATATATATAATATAGACGCATCTGATTCTGTATCAGATTTTCTAACTCTGCTATTAGTCCATTACTCTTGCTTAACGTGGAGCTGCTGCGACCCTTAAAGTTTTGATGTGGTTTTGCAAGGGTTTTAGCTTATCAGTTGGTTAGCTTCGCTTATCAGTTGTAGCATTTCGCTTATCAGTTGACTAGTGTCGTTCCCGACCCCGAAGGACGTGCCCGAAGGACGTGCCCGATGGCGAGCATACAGTCTAGTAGTATTCTTGTAGGCATACAGTCTAGTAGTATTCTCGAACACGATTAGCAAGAGTATTCTTGAACACATGCTGAATAGTGTAACTTTAGTTTAGTAGTGGAGATTTCTCTCCACTACGTAACTGGTTAGGCAGCACCCTCTACATCAGGTTGGTATTTAGCCAACATGTCAGCAACGAGCATTTCGTCAGCAAGGGACAACGTACGCATACTAAGTTCGTACGGGAAATACTCATAACGGTCGTGTTCATTAACACGTTCTTCACGAGCCATTTTAGCAGCAAATGGATTAACGAACACTTCACCTTGTGCAAGCACGTGTCCAAGCACGCTAATACGCGCCTTCTTGAAGATAACGTGCAACACTGACAATGGAGCTGTCATAACAGCATTGGCAAGCATTGGTTCGCCCTGACCTTTGAGAATCGCAGATAGCTGAATACGAGTAGTAAAGATATTACGAGTTGTAGACTCGACATAAGTACCACTAGCAGCATCTTTAACAAACTGTGGAATGTTGCGATTAACAACCACAGTAAGCGCACCTGCATAACGACTACTATTATCAATGATATTAGTAATCATCAAGCTATCGTGATTCTCAAAATCAGGACGGTCAAGCAACAGACGAACAATATCGTCTGCGTCCTGTCCCTGATACTCGGATAGGTCAACTATACGAGCATCAGTAGCTTCATCAGCAGCTTCATCAGCAGCATCATCAGTAGCAACTGTTTCAGCGTTAGCACTTGCTGCATCAGCAGCTTCTTTTGCAGCTTTTGCAGCTGCTTCGGCTGCTAATCTAGCAGCATCATTAACTTTAGTTCCCATAATAAAAATGAAATTAAATGTTATAAATCAGTCGGCAACTGTTCAACCAATGTGCATCCCGACTACACGCACAATGGCAATATGTTTAAAGTCATTTGGTTTGATAGTAACTGCAATATGTTTAAAGTCATTTGGTTTGATTAAGCCAATAGTTCTTTAACAACATCGTTAGCATCTAGTATAAGTACTAACACTACTAATAGTATTAGAAAGCTATTCACATGGTTATCATACAACTTAATGTAACTTAGATGTATGAATACTGGCACACCTAGCATACTTAATGCTAAGTGTACCACTTTAATCTTATCACTCATATTCATACGTATCTAGTGTAATAACGTGAACAAAACTTGTCGTAGGTTTCACCTGCACGACCGTACTTTCTCTAATCCTTCTTCTGTTTATTAACCATAGACAGATAAGTAACAGTAGTCATAGCTACTGCTATTGATAACAACAATAGAAATATCATAAGCATAAGTATTTAATTAAACATTTATATTAATAGTAAGGTGACCACTAGATAGGGTCACCAAACACTACACCAACAATACCACATACCATTGCTATAAATCCAATGTTTGCAACAGTAAGAGAAGCAACACCTAGACCAATAGCAACAGTAATCATACCACCAAATAGTGCCATAGCTCCAATAACAAACGCACCTTTACGCATCTTATTCATATCTTATATCTTTAGTAATTAAACATTAATAGCAATATGTTTAAGGTCATTTGGTCTTGACGGGGGTATTGGAATTGGTTTGAGAGTAGGGGGCTATCAGGGTAGGAGCTTCACCTCGATAAAAATATACTCACGAAAAATATTATTTTGTGGGGCAGAACTAACACTAGCATTTCTAATTCTATTTCTAATTCTATTTCTAATTCTCTCCCTTCTAATAGTTCCAATAGTAGTTCCAACAGTAATTCCAGTCCTATTCCTAAGCTCATACACATTAGTACTTCTAACAATAGTTCCTAATTCTTTCTTTCTAGTACTTCTAATTCCCTTTGTATCTATTGTTGTTAGTAGTCTAACTCTTCTTATACAATAATTATCTTATTAGTTAGTCCTATTAGTCTAATCAATTCCTTTAAGTCCTTAATTAGTCTTACTTATATTATATAGTATTAGTTGTCTACTGGGTCTTATTGTGTAAGCCCTTTCTCCTCTTCTATCGAAGAGTTCGAAGATTTAGCATTAGGATTGTAAAAATAGAATGGTAAGATTTAGTATATATTTTGGTTAAGTATTAGATTTGTATTAGAGTGTGTACTAATGTGAACTAGTGTGAATAGATGTGAATTATACAGCGAATACAATTCTAAAGGTTTTTTAACGAGTTAGATATTGATAGTACGAATATTATTCGTATACTTGTACTATTAATGACTGGTGCTTATATTACTCTTAGTAATGCTAGTCAACTTAATTAATAGTATTAACAATCTAATTAAAGTAATCATGTTACACTTAGAGAACAAAACTAAAGGAGAAACTTTCCTAGTTCCTCAACACATTGCAGAAATTGATTTCCAATATGTTTCTGATAGAGTTAAGAATATTAATCCTTTCAAACATTTTGGTATTGTTGCTATTGTTCAGACTGCCAAACTTCGTGAGATTATTAATCCTGACTTGAAAGGTACTGGTAATACTAAGTTTATATTAGTTAAAGCTAATTACGGTGACGATGTTAAAGAGATAGATAGAGCTTTTCTTAATCGTTTCTTATATGTTGCTCCGTCTGACGTATTTACTGGTATAGATTGTAATCCTCGTAGTAATGAGCTTACTCCTTATAATCTTGCTGAATTTATTCGTAGCGACCAAGACTTAAATCTTAGTATTGCTCGTGGTGAGATATTCCGTAAAGTTGTAAGTGGTTCAGTTATTAGCCTTCTCGGTAACGATGTTACTCCGGCTACTGTTGAAAAGAAAGGAGATAATGGTAAGTTGATTACTACTATTGCTGAAACAGTAGTTTGTATTGGTTATAAGATTGTTCGTCTTTCTGATATTCAAGGTCAGAATACTATCGAAGGTCTTCCTGTTAGCGGTAAACCGCAGAAATTTATAGTAGCTACTAATTTACTAAATATATAAACTAGATGCCTTCTATTGATTTAAAAGAGAAAAAGGAGTTATTAGTAACTCGTCCTGATATTATTGGTTTATTAGGTGTTACACCTCTTGAAGCTGAAATAATAGATGATATTATAGATAATATCGAAGACCAAATTGTTGATAGAATTAAAAGTCTACAACGAGTTTCAATTCCTTTTATTGGTGGATTTATTGTTAATGAAGCCAAGTTAGATGCAATAGAACATCACCCCGTAATGAAAGCTAAAAGGCAAGAACTTACTAATGAAGAATATTGGAAATTTAAAAAGAGCTTAGTTGCTACTCGAAGGATTCAACGTAGTAAATTTAGAAGTAGAACTTCGATAATATCTCGAACTGTTAGACTTAATCGTAAGTTAGCCGCAAGGAAACTTAGAGAGTTTAATCAAGATGAGAGGTCTTTTAAATTATATATGTACTTCTTTAGTAAGATGAAGCCAGTTAATGATTCTGATTACTATATTGAACTAAGAAATAATAAAGGTTATGATTACGAAGATTGCCCCTTTGGATTTAACAGGTATGATTAGCGTTGACGAGCAAGGTTATCCCTTTGCTCCTAACATTTATCAGATACAGGATAAAGATGTAAGAGAGTTATATCTTCGTGATACTAGTGAAGATAAACTTCGGTATCTTAAAGAAGCCGGAGTTATCTTTTATCTAGCTGACCCTAAGTCTCCACCTAATCAAATGGGATATAGTCGTCCCGAAGCCTTAGCATCTGCTAGAGCTAATTACGCTCTTCCTAATGATTGGCAACCAGATGCTCTTATTCTTCGTCTTGTTGATAGATATCATGAAGATAAGATGGGTGTTGCAGGTGAAGCTCTTGAAACTATTCTTAGAGCAGTTCATAATAGTTCTCGTGCAGCTAATATACTTAGTGAACAACTTACTAATAAACTTAATGCAGGTATGCAAGCCGAAGATACTTTACCAGTTATTGATTTGATAACTAAACTAAATGGTATTATTAATATCATTCCTAATCAGATTAAATCTTTAGGTGAAGCTAAACAAGCTGCTGCTCTTGAAATAGAACAGAAGAAAGCTCGTGGTGGTAAAGTAGTTACTAGTTCTATGTCTGCTAAAGATGCTAGTGATTTGGAAGCTCAAGTAGAAGCTCAAAAGAGAGAGCTAGGATTGGTAAGCGATAGTATTGTTAACACTCCTTTACGGGGGAAATACGAAAGTACAAAATGATACCAGTTAAACCTGAATATAAGCAAACTAAGTTATACTTTGATGAGCCTACTCATAAGTATACTGATAATTGTGGTAATTCTTATATTAGTGCTACTACTATTATTCATTCGTATGTTCCTAAGTTTGATTCTAATTATTGGGCTAAATATAAGGCTAAAGAAGAAAATACTTCTATTAAAGATATAAAGAATCAATGGGATAAGATAAGAGATAAGGCTTGTGATATGGGTAATGTCTATCATAATAGTTTTGAAGATGGTATTCGTCAGAATAGTAAATTCTTCAATGCTATTAAATATCTGAATAAACAAGAAAGTAAACAAATGGTTACTGTTGCTGATTTAGATGTTGTTGATAGTCATGTAAGACTTCTCGATGTTGATGCTTTTATTGAACATACTGAAAATAAATATCCTGAAATATATAAAGTATTTAAGTTCTATACTGAACGAGATTATAAGATATATTCAGAGATAGGGGCATTTCTTCCTAAGTATCTTCTTAGTGGTACTATTGATATACTTCCTATTCGTGAAGATGGTTTTGTTATTCTTGATTGGAAAACTAATCGTACAGGTCTTAGATTTCAAGCAGGATACTATAAGAAGGATAAAACTGTTCGTCCAGTACAAGAAACAGATGAATGGGTTCATAAACCGGAAGATGTTCTACTTCCACCGTTTGGTGGTCTACCTAATTGTAACGGTACTACTTATGCCTTGCAGTTAAATCTATATGCTAAAATGGTTCATCTTATTACTGGTTTGCCTTGTCGTGGTTTAGCTCTTTGTCACATTGAAGTTCCGTTTGTTCTTAACCAGTATGGTAGACCTCAAAGATTTAAAGATGGTTTTCATATTGATGAAAGTAAAAGTGAAACAGCTAAATGGTATAAGATTCCTAGGCTAGAGCCTGAAATAGATACCATGCTTAATATCCGTTATCAAACTGTTAATGGAAGTCAGAAACAACAAATGAATTTATTTGTATAATATAAATGTAATATCATGGCTAAATATAATAACTTATTAATAGATAAATGTCGTACTGTTGATTGGAAAAAGACACTAGAGAATAAAGGTTATTCTTACTTTGATAAAGGTAAGTATAATCTTAATCTTATTGGTGTTCGTTCCAAAGAACATGGTAATGAGTTCAATGATGTTTTTATAATTGATTATTGGACAGCTAATGGTAAGAGATATACTCCTATATATCCTTGTACTACTGACCCCGGCTATAAAAGTCTTACTAATCCTATTAATATTAAAGGTTGTGCAATTCTAGTTCCTGGTCAGTATCGTGGTTGTTTTAAGAAAGGTTATCATAAGGGACAATATCTTGCTCTTGTTCAACATAAACCTGTTAAAGTATTCCGTGATGCTAATAAAGATTTTTATCTTGATTGTGATGAATCGACAATAGAAGAAGGAATGTTCGGTATCAATATTCATAAAGCAGGTGAATCAAGTGTTGTTGTTGATGGTTGGTCTGCTGGCTGTCAAGTTCTAGCTAGAAGTATGGATTTCAGAGAACTTATGAATATAGTTAACTTAGCAATTCCTTTGTGGGGCGATGTATTTACTTACACGTTGTTAGAAGAAAAAGACTTAATAATATGAAACTAAAGAGTATTGGAATAGGACTATTAATAGTAGTAATCCCATTTGTTATAATTGGAGTATTAAACAATTTTGTTTTTAATAAGGAAAATGTAGAAGTCCCACTTATCGTTCCTGATACTATATATCAGGAAATAAAAACAAAAAGAGATAGTTTACAACTAGTAATAGATTCTATTCTCAATACTCTTAATAATACTAATCAGTATGAGAAAGAATTTGATAAAGCAATTAGTGATACTGATAGTATTGCTATTCTCGAACGCTTCATATATCTTGTGTCAAAACCAATCAGAGTTGAGAATCCAAAGGTTGGAAACGAAGGTAGATAGTTTACAGCAATCCTACTCCTTTATGGGGGATGGCGGAGCGAAGCGACGCCTAGATAAAGAAGTATTAAGAATAGCCAATGCAAAATTAATACTTTCAGAAGAGTATAAAAGTCAATATGAATCCTACAAGAAGTTATACGAACTAAAAATTAGAGATAGCTACTTGCAGGATTCTATTATATCTAAGCAACGTGAAGAAATAAAGAGGATAACAATACTAGGAAATCAAGCTATTGTTAATCTTAATAAGGAATATAATAAGTCTAAAAGGTATAAGAAGCAACGTAATGGATTCATAGCTAGTACAAGTGTGCTAGCTATTCTTGTTGCTATACTATTAAAATAACTAATTATAAGTATGGAACTTAGTGAATATCCCTTTTATCAATTCTATTATGAAGAAGATAAAGGAAATAAATATAAACACGCAAGAGACTGTGGATATAAAGACCCATTCGACCATTTTTTAATAGGAGAAAGTGGAGGGTTCTTAATGAATATTGACCCACATAAGCGTTTTGTTAATACAGACCTTCTACGTCCTGCTGCTGTTACTTATGAGAAGGAAGGAGTTTATACTAAATTTGCAGTAGATAGTATGCCTCATATAAACTTTCGTAAACAGGAAACTCTACGTAGACTTGTTGGTTTTAAAGCTCCTTGTCTTATGGATACTAGAACTGGCGAGATAGAAGATGTCTATATTACTGGTGAACATTATAATTTTATTAATTATGGTCGTATTCTTAAACTAGATACTAAAACACTTCGAGTAGAAGAAGGTAAAGTTACTGGTCGTAAGATAAGAGGATTTCCTAGATTTATTGATTGCCAATGGTGGTACTTCTTAATTAAACAGTTTTGTCGGGAGAACGGTTTGTTCCTTATTAATGATAAGACAAGACGTGGTGGATTTAGTTATATGGAAGCTATTGGTTCTGCTAACTTTATTAATCTTACTCCTAACCGTGCTGTTATTCATGCTGCTAGTGATAATAAGTTCTTGGTTCAATCAGGTGGTTTATCTGACTTTATGAAGAAACAAATTATCTTCTATGAATCTAATACTCCTTTTGCTAGAGGTATAGCTAAGATTGATGCTAGTGATTTTATCTTAGGTTACAAAGACCCTAGTACAGCTATTATTGATGATAACAGTTGGAATAGTGCTTGTATATCTGTATCTACTAAGAATAATCCTTCTGCTGCTGTTGGTAAGGATGCCGGAGAAATCAAATGTGAAGAGATGTCAGAGTTTGAGAACTTTGATGATTTTATGGATGTAACTGAACCTACTCTAAAGACTGGCTCTGTTACTACTGGTTTTCTTAATGCTTGGGGTACTGCTGGTAAAGCTAACGCAGGTTGGGTAACATTTGAACAAAATTTCTATGACCCTAGAGGTAGAAACTTTATGGCATTTGAAAATGTATGGGATAAAGATAGTAGACCGGAAGTATGTGGTTACTTTAAACCTTATTGTTGGGGACTTGAAGGTTATAAGATTGGCGATGATAATCAAATTGCTACTCTTACTTCTCTTGATGATGATGGTAATTCTGATATAGCTCTTGGTTTTCAGATAGCAGAAGAAGAACGTGCCGCTGAAAAAGCTAAGAGTAAATCATTTGCTAAGTTTATTAGTTATTGTGGACAATATGCTAATATGCCTAGTGAATCATTTAGTTCTGTAAGTGAGAATATATTTAGTAGTGAGATATTAGATGAATGGGAACAAGAACTAAAGATGTCTAATAAGTATAACTTCTATATAGATGGTAAGTTTGTAGAGTATGATTCAGATAATTTCGAGTTTATTCCTAATGAACGTATTGCTGCTACTGGTGGTGTATTTAAGAAAGACTACTTTGATTATATTAAGAATGTTCCTCGTCACTCTAATGAAGACCCTGAAGGTTGTATTCGTAAATGGTTTAATCCAATTAAAGTAGAATACATAGATAAAAAGACAGGTCAGCTAACTAAAGGTACTCCTCCGGGAATATATAGTATTAGTTATGACCCTGTTGGTATTGATAAAGATAAGAAAGAACTTACTAATAAACATTCACATAATAGTATTAAAGTTTGGATGAATCCTTGTATATATAATGGTTATCGTCCTAGATTATGTGCTGTATATTATGGTCGTCCTGATGAACTAGAAAAAGCAGATAGAATCTGTTATTACTTTGCAGTTACTTATAATTGTCTTGGTACAACTAATGTCGAGATTAATCGTGGTGAAACAGTTAGTAATTTTAAGAAGTGGAAAGCTATTAGATACTTAGGTTATCATCCAGTTCATTTATGGGATACTAATATTAATACTAAGAAGATTAATACTATTGGTTATGATATTAGTAGTGAAACAGTTAAACTTGATGGTCTTCGAATGTTAAAGGAAATGTTGTATTCCCCCATAGGGAAGTTCGAGGATGGTCGTGATATGCTTGTTCTTCATACTATATATGATTATCAGTCAATACTAGAGTTAAAGAAATGGTCTAATACTGGTAACTTTGACCGTGTATCTGAAATGATTGTTCGTGGTATTGAATGGGCTGCTAATGATAAGTTTGCTAAAAAGCAGCTTGAACATAGACAGAGAGTGCAAACAGAGAAAGAAAACTTTTGGAATCGTAAACGTTATTAATTATGAGTTGGTTAACAGAAAGCAACAGGTTAAAACATTTCCTCTACGCAATCCCATGTGGATTACTAGGAATAATGTTAGTAGTAGGCTTAGCCGTAGGCATGGAATTTAAAGATAAAATGTATGGCGGTAAGTTTGATTTCTTGGATATTTTAGCTACATTGCTTGGCGGAATGATAGGATTCGTATTAATGCTAGTTATAGTAATAAGTACGGGTGCTATTAATTGGTACATTAATATACTTATTAAACTAAGCGAATTGTTATGATTGATGCTAAGCTAAATGCTCGACTTGGGGACATGCCTAAACAGCGTGTCCCTAATTCTGAAAAGGATGAATATTGGGCTGGTAGAACAATAGATTATTGTATTGCTGCCGGACTAGCGTGTAATGATAGAACTAAGACAGAACAGCTTCTTGAAATACTTCATGGAGAAATGCCTGATGAGTTCTATCGTAAAACACTTAATCCTTATAATGCTACGAAGGAAAACTTTAAAAGATTTCCTGCTACTCTAAGGAATCTTGATATTATTAATGATGTAGTTCGTCGTTATTTATCAGAATATGTTAAATCTCAACATGAATTTATTGTTGGTGCTAATAATCCTGAAATCATTATGGCTCGTGATGCTGCTATTCGAGAAGATATAGTTAAGCGAGCTATGTTAGCGTTTCAACAAGAACTTCAAAGGAGAATACAGCAACAACAAGCTGAAAATGCTCAACTAGAAGCTCAAGGACAACCAATACAAGAGGTTGACCCTGAACAATTAGCAGCTGATGCAGAAGAGTTTGAAAAGAACTTTATTGATAATTATATAGATGAAATAAGTGCACAAGCTCAACAACTATTAGAAATTATTGATGATGTTCTTAATAACGAGACAATAATTCCAGTCGAATACTTTAACTATATCGTTACAGGGGAAGTTTATAGTTTCCATACTGTTCGTGGTAAAAAACTAGTTAAAGAGTGGGTTCCAACTACTGATATGTTTCCTGTTCCTAATGGAGAACAAATGGTATCTAAGTATGATATTGTAGCTCGTAGAATGTTAATGAGTTACAATCAGGTAATAGACCAATTCTCCGATGAATTATCAGATGAACAACTAGAGTTTATAACTAAATATTATAATCCTAGTACAGTTGGTGCTACTCGTACACTTAGTCTTAATGCTTATACTTATTATTTCCCTGAAAAGTGTAAAAGCTATGAGAACGATAATAGAGAGATATTCCCTTCTGATGGTTATGATTTAAGATTAAAGAACGGAGAACTACTTGAAGTATGGCATGTTAATTGGAAAGGTTATACACAAGTTAAGATACTAAAGTACATTAATGAGGTAGGATTAGCTGATGAGATGATTGTTCCTGATGATTTTGAATTTAATCCTGAACTCGGACATATTGAGATAACTTCTGTATATAAACCACAAGTTTACGAAGGTTATCGTATAGGAGGTCAACGTTTTGGTATATATCCAGGTGGTGCTAAACCTATTCCTTTCCAATTAGACGACGATGTTAGATTGCAGTATTGTGGACTTCAAGAAGTACTTCCTCAAATGGGAAGATTCTCTATTGTAGAAATACTTACTCCATTTCAAATATTAATCAATATCTTCTCTTATCATAGAGAGATGATGATAGCTAAGAACAAGATGTTTATTCTTGTTGCAGCTAAATCTTTATTTGGAGAAGATGCAGAAGAAGCTATTTATAATATAGCAGCAGAGGGGATATTTCCTTATGATGATGCAGAAGATATTAATAGTACTAAAGCACAATCTATTAAAATGCTTGATGCTAATATATCTGGTTATATTACTGAAATATCTAATCTTATTGAATCTATTAAAGCTAGTGCTCGTGAAATGGTAGATATGACACCACAACGTTATGGACAAATAGCAATTAGTGCTGGTAAAGGTACAACAGAAGAAGCTATTATTCGTGGTTCAATGGGTACAGTTATTATTAACTATATGTTCGATAAGTTCCGTGAGGACGAATATCTAATAGATTTAAATAATTCCAAGTTAGCTTGGATAGATGGATTAGATACTTCTTACTATGATAAGTCAGATAGAAAGCAATATGTCTCTCTTAATGTAAATAATCATACTCTCGGACAATACGTAATCAAAGCTAAAAACTCTGATAGAGAAACAGAGAAGTTTGAACAACTTAAAGAGTGGGCTTTCAACGCTAGTCAAAATGGAGATTTAATGTCTGCTGTTGCTGCTATTACTTCCGGTAATATATCCAGTCTTAAACTAGCTATTAATCGTTATCAAGAGATTCGTCAGAAGAATGAAGAATCGCTTAGACAATTAGACCAACAATTAGAAGAAGCTAAGAATAAAGCTGTTCTTGAACAGATAGCTGCTAAGGGGGAACAAGATGCTAGGCTAGCAGAAATCAAAGGTTATTATGATTTACTTGCTAAAGGAATGGATACAGAAGCTGCTATGGCTGCTTTAGCTAATCAACCTGTGCAAACTGCTTCACAAGATAATTCTGCTGAACTATCATTGAAACAAGCTGAACTAAATGAAAAGAAACGAGCTAAGGATTTAGATATGATTAACTCTGCATTAGATAGAGATAATGAACTAAAGATAGCTAAAGAGAATAAGAATAAATATGATAGTCCTAAGTCTAAATCTAGTTCTACTAAGAAGTGAACACTAAGTTATAATTAGCTATATACCATTCTCTATGATTCAGACGTGCCTACGGAACTTTCCGTAGGGTTTTTCGTACCCATAGAATCGACGTAGATAGCATTTCCTTCGCCTCTGTTGCATTTACCCTATAAAATGGATGAACTGTAAAGGAAAGCATTAAAATGCCGTGACGGGTCTTAAAATGGCTCATTCTTTTGCCCTGTATCGAACGCAAAATTTCTGCTAATAAGATTAACTCTAGTAATACTTAAATACGAATACGGGCAATTCTAAACCTAATAATAAGGGTATTCAGACTAGTAAGAGTTTGCTTTCTCATATTATTAGATTACATTTGAGTGAAAGTAATAATCAAAACATATTTATTATGGGAACTTTTAGTAGTAATAATGATTTAGATTTAAGTACTGGTAGTATTGATAATGGCGATACTACTAATACTGGAGGTCAAGGTACTGGCTCTGGTGCTAACGGCAATCCTGCCGGACAGGGACAACAAGGTGCTGGACAAGAAGGACAACAAGGACAAGGTGGAAGTGCTGATACTAGTACTGTTGATAATGGAGGTGAAAACCAACAGGGACAACAGGGACAAGGAGAAGGACAGCAAGGAAGCTCCTCTACGGGGGAAGAAGTGGTATTATCAGAAGGTGATACTGTAAACGTTGATGGTGTAGATTATACTATTGATGCTAACGGTAATGCTCTTGCTGCTGATGGAACTGTGTTCCGTACTGCTGCTGAACTTGCTGAACTTATATCTCAAAATGGTTCTGAACCAAGTATTCTTGAACAATTACAAACTCGTTTCGGTTCTGATTTTAAAGATGAAAATGGTAATCCTATTGTATTTGATAATAATACAGAAGGTGTTGCTGCTTATGTTGATACAGTAATTCAGAATAGAATTGCAGAAGCTCAAACTGCTGCTCTTAATAATCTGTTTGAAACTTATCCACAAGTAGAACAAGTTATCAATCATCTTAAACTTAACGGTACTCTTGAAGACTTCGTAGAAATTCCTGATAGAAGTCAAATTACTGTTAGTAAAGATAACGAAGAACAACAAGCTACTTTCATTCGTGAAGAATGGAAACTTAGCGGTAAAAAAGGAGATGTAAATAAATTCATTGACTATTGTAAGAACGCTGGTATTCTTTATGATACTGCTGTTGAATCTAAAGAAGCTGTTGATAGCATTTATGAATCTCGACTTGCTGAACAGAAAGCACAAGTAGAAGCTAAAGAAGCTGCTGCTGCTGCCGAAGAGAAAGCATATTGGGATAATGTAGAAAAGACTATTAGTAAAGGCGAACTATTAGGTTATAGTATTCCTGAACAGATTCAATGTAACAAAGACGGAAAGAAAGTAATGCTTAGTCGCAAAGACTTCTTGAAGTATGTGTCTACTCCTGTTGACAATGAAGGTAATACAGCTTATATGTTAGACGAAGCTAAAGTTGATTCTAATGCTCGTATGCAGGATGATTTACTTAAAGCATTTCTTAGGTTTACTGGTGGCGATTATGCTAGTCTTGTCGGTATGGCTGTTAACAAGCAGAAAGTTCTATCTATTAGAACTACCGCAGCACAAACTACTGGTAAAAGGACTGTTATTATCAATAGTAAAGGTAATAATTCTAAGACAGTTGATAATGACCAACTAGTCTTGAACTAACTAAATTAAAACGAATATGTACAAATTAAGAGAAGTCGAAAGAGGTAGATATGATGATAGAGGTTACTCTAATGAGCAATCTCTTGCTGCCTTAATGATTCAAAAACCGGAAGAGATTAACAACTTCCTGACTTACACTTATGGTATGGAAGATGACCGATTCCCGCTAACTTTCCTTACAGAAGGACAAGGTGCTGCTGGTGTTCGTGATATTACTACTGTTGAGTGGACTTGGAAGACAATGGGTCGTCAGAGATTCAATGATTACATTGTTTGGGCTGATACTGGTGATACTACTCCGGGTATTGGTGGTAAACCTATTAAGGTTGAGTTTGCTACTGGTCTTATTATTGAACAGTACGGTTTGCTTGCTCCTGATGGTAAGACTGCTGTTCGTGTAATGCGAGACCATGGTGCAGGTAGTCATGGTGGACATTTGTATTCTTTGCAGTTAAAGAATCCAGATAAGAGTGCTTATGTTGACCCTGCTAATCTTGAAAAAGGTAAGTATTGGTGTATGTTAGCTCCGTCTATTCCTGAATCTTATTCTAAGGGTAACAAGACTAATGTAATGGGTCCTGGAGTTATGAAATCCCAGCTAGGATTCAAGCGTTATAGCAAGGAAATTGCAGGTAACATTAGTAATGTTATTGTTAGTTATGCTTTCAAGACTAAAAGCGGTGGTACTGATACTCGTTGGATTAATGAAGAAATGCGCCAGTTCGATGTTCAGATGCGTATCTCTAACGAGATTGATTTATGGACATCTCGTTACAATCGTACTGTTAATGGTACTATTGATATGAAGGATTGGGATAATGACCAACCAATTCCTGAAACTGCCGGTATGTTTGAAATCCTTGAAGAATCTAACTACGATACTTATGGTGAATACTTGCCGCTTAGCAAGCTAAAAAGAACTATTGGTGACGTAGTTGATAAAGATACCGATACTGGTTCTATGGAGATTACTCTGTATGCAGGTAAAGGTGGTATCGAAGATTTCGATATGGCTATCCGTGAAGATGTTAAGTCCGAAGGATTCATTACTCCACTTGGAGAGAAAATGATTGGTGAAGAAGGCGGTGGTCTTACTTATGGTAAATACTTCCGTAAATATAAGACTATTGACGGACATACTGTTACTTGTATTCATCTTCCTTTCTTGGATAAATCTCCTATTGCTGAAACAGCAAAAGCTAATGGACTTATTCATCCTCGTACTGGTTTACCTATGACATCTCACAAACTGATGTTCATTGACAACTCTGTATATAATGGAAATCGTAATGTTCGTATGGTACGTATGAAAGGTCAGTCTTACCTTGTTGGTGTATTGAAAGGTCTTACTCCTATTCCACCGTCTTGGGGTTCTGTTCCTAGCAATTCTATATCTACGGATATTGATAAATCTCAATATGAAGTTAAGATGTCTCGTGGTCTGCAAGTAGATAGACAAGAGAAGATGTTCATGTTGGAATGCGTACTCTAAGTTAAACAATTAAAATTGAAATTATAATGGAAGGACAAGCACCAAAAGCCGGAACATTCGGCAGTAGTCTAAATAATCCAAATCCTATGCCTAGTGCTACTACACAGGCTAAAACTCCTAGTGCTACTACACAGGCTAAAGCTCCGGAAACTCCTAGAGAAACCTATGAACAACTCCTTAAAAAAGGAGATGGTTTAGATAGAGACTTCTTTGAAAAAAGATATATTACAATAGCTCTTGCTACTGATATTACTATTAACTCTGTTTATCGTCAAGTTAATGCTAGATATATCGTTGACCGTCATGATAGCATTGGTGGTAGTATTAATTCAGCTAGAATCTTAACTAGCAACTATAAAGAAATGGAAGCATATATGCCTTCTCTTGTTGGTTGCTCCGTTAACTCACAGGAATATATTACTCGTGTTCAACGTTGGTTCAATAGCATATCTATTCCTGTTGATGGTGAAGGAAAGAAACTTAATTGTTCTTTCCAATGGAATAAGAAAAGAGATTATCTGAACTATAAGATAGATGAAACAGAGATTATCGAAGAATATGATAATGCTGAAAAGTCTAATCCTAAACAGTTGAAAGATGCTATTGCTAAATATGTAACTAAGATTAATGCTCTTGAAGCAACTCGTTATCAATACGGACATCCTATTAAAGTAGATGATTACTTAGCATATCGTCATTGTTTACTTTATCCGATTGTAGCTAAAGACGTAGCTATTATTAGCTTCGACCCTCGTGTTAAATTCTATATTAAAGATGAACAACGAGAAAACAATCGTCTTAAACGTAATCGTATTCAAGCCAACAAAGCAAGACGTAATTATCTTGATGCTATTGATAACGATGCTAAGTTCAAAGCTATTTTCGTATGTTATTCTGCTAGTAACAAACAAGATGTATTATCTAACTTGTTACTCGATAGAATTATCCAAGAAAAGATGCTCGATGACTTTGCAATTAAAGAGCCGGAGAAATTCAACAAACTGTTTAACAATTCACAAATTGAGCTTCAAGCGTTCATTGAAGAAGCTATTGCCAAAGGTGAGCTAGTTCGTTCTGATGTTAATCAAACTGTTCTTACTCCCGAAGGTGGATTTATCGGAGCTAACATGAAAGAAGCGTTGGCTTATTTCAGTAATCCCGAAAATGCTGATTATAAAAGAGCACTTGAAACTAAACTAAAATTATAATAACTATTTATTATGAAAGTAGCAGAGATACATAACGAGTTCATGCTTCTAGCTCAACAAATGGGCATGAAAACTGTGCGAGCAATACTTCCCGAACAGGTAGACGAAATAATCAATTTAGAGACTATCGAATATGTGAAAGATGTTTTCTCTCGTAAAGGTAATCGTGAACTCGATGGTATCTCTGATAACGTTATAAGATTAACAGAACTTAGTCCTCTTCATACTAGTATTAAGATTGAAGCTAGACAAGAAGATATAATGTTTGGTACTGGTTATAAGATAGAGTTAAACGACTGTCCAAAACCCATGTTCTATACATCTGTCTACTCCTTTAAGGGGAATAAGTCTTATCGTTGTAGATTAATAGACTTAGACTTAGTGAGTGAAACGATGAACGATTATCATTCAAAGTCTATTGTTATAAGTCCTATATGTTATAAGACTGAATCTAATATTGAAGTAATAGCGACATTTGAGATAGAGAAGTTCTTAGTTAATTATATTAAGTATCCTACTCTAATTAGTATTGCAACTGATACTACGAATGAATTATCAGATATTGCTATGCACGAAGTTATTAAGAGGGCTGTTAATACCTTTAATGCTATCTCTAATAATAATAGTTATGAGAAAGTTTCAAACGAATTATCTAAATTAGAATAAAATGGAAAGACTGTTGTTTGCAGGTAATGTTGCATTAGCTACTACTCCCGCTACTCTAGCTGCTGTTAATGCAGCAGGTATTACAGAGGGTGCTGTTGCTCTTTACAACAATGAAGGTGCAATCATCTCGAAAGCTCTTACTAAGAACATTCCGATGTTTACCTTGTTTGTTGGTGGTGGAGCATTTGCTAATAAGAGCAAGTATACCAATATTGTATCTGATATTGATACTAGACGTTTCTCTTATGTTAAGAGTGTCTATGCTGCCGGAACTAAATTTAGTGCGGAAATTACTGTTCCTACCCCCGTAGAAGGAAAGGATTATACGTTAACTATGGCTAAAGCTCATACTGTTCTTAATGAACGTTATAAGTGGTCAGCTAGTGAACGTGCTCGTGAAGGTGATACTGCTGCTATTATTGCTAAGAAGTTAAGTACTCAACTTAATTCTCTTGGTAAGAATGAAGGATTTACTGCTAGTGTTGCCGCTGCTAAAATTACCGTAACTGGTACTGATTATGAAGCATGGAATCTGATTGCAGGAGATTCATTGTTTGGAGTAACTATTACTACTACAAAAGCTGTAAAACCAATTAATGATGATGCTGCTCTTAAAGAATTACAGATTCGCTGTATTGGTGCAGAAGGTATTAACTCTACTAGTAATGATGCTCGTAAGTTATATACTTTGCCGGAATTCTCTAATGCAGGTGGTTGGACAGTGTTTACACTAACTTTCTATCCGCATCGTGACCTTCGTAGTGGTAGTACCGAAAATGTTAAAACTATTATTCATCTTGCTATTCCGACAGGAGCTGCTCAAATAGCTACTCTTGAAACAATATTTGCATCTGTTAATACTCCGGCAGCAGCAGCAGCAGCAGGAGCTTAAAGAAGATATTGTAAATATAACTCGTAATAGTTTAATAAAGGGGTTGCTATTAATGTTAAAATTAGTAGTAATCCCTTTAATCATAAATAGGGATGAAGGAAATTATCGAATTTGCTCTTAATCAAGGTTTGAGTTCCTTGATAACTATTTCTATTTTCCTACTACTATATAAGTGGTTGGACAATAAGAAAAAGACTGAAAGCGAAAAGTTTGTTAGTTCTATTAGCAATACTCTTGATGAAGTATCTAAGTCATTACTACAAGTCTCAACGTTTATTACTGATATTACAAAGAATATCATAGATAAAGATAAGGACAAATGTAAGATTGCAATAGAAGATTCTATGCTCGCTTCGGCAATGAGATTGACAATGTTCGTTACTAATACTGTTATTAATAACCACATCCATACTAATAAAGATAATATACTTGCTAATATCCATAATATAGTTAATGCAGAGTTTTACAGTGTATTCTCTAGCTTAGCTTTATATAAGATTAATGGAGTAAAAGCTAGCGATAATATGAAAAAAGATTGGATGCCGTCAGTGGAGAAGTCTATAATAGAGATAGTGTTTAATGACAATCTTAGTAAAGAAGATAAAATATCTAGTTTTAATAATAAAATAAACTTGAAGTTTCAGTCTTACATAACTTATATAACAAATAATACATTAAAGTAATGGACATAAACTTCGATAATGTAAAAAGCAAATTGGTTGATAGAGGTGTACAAGTTGTACACCTCTCCAACATTGGATTCATTCTTACTAATGAAGCTATATGTAGATATAATGCTATGATTGTTCTTAGTAATATGTCTAATGTAGAATCTAAACTTAGTGAAGAACAACAACAAAATCTAATTGCAATGTATAACGAATTAATAGTAATGCAATGAGAAAGAACGAAGATGGAATGTATACTTATCTTGATGTTCCAAGTAAGTATAATTGTGTTTATAAAAAACTACTTATTAAGTTAAGTGATTTAGGAGTAGATATGATTAAAGATTGTACTTCTACTTGTAAAGGTATCAATCGTCAAGTAATTAACTGTTGGAATATGTTTCAATCTGCTTGTGCAGCTTATACTCTAGGGTATTGGAAGCAAGCAGATTTACTTATTAATTACATTAATAGTTCTCTACAATTCGGTTGTGATGAATATACTACTGATGAGAAACCAGTATTTATGATATTTGAACTAAATATACCTATTACTATAACTGGTTCTCAAAAGATAAAATATAATGAAGCTAATTTTGTTATAGCTAATAGAGAATATGTAGTTGAAGATACTCTTACTATTTATCAAGTGATTAATGAAAGAGAAAATATAATAGCTTCGGGTTTATCTGTTAATAGTCCTGTTAAGTTCAATGAATTAGTCCTTAATGCAGAAGTAGGACAAGTTTATATATTTAGAGCTAGTGTAGAAGGACAAGACGGAGAGACTTATTATTCTAATGATTATATTGTAGAATGTGTTTCTGTTCCTGCTATGAACGTAATGTATTATGGACATACGGATATTGCTCCGCAAGTATTTGATAAAATGTCTATTAATGATATTATGGCTATTGAAGGTAACACTCCTAGAACTATTACGGGAAGTAATAATAATACTTTTATTATTAAACAGAAAAAGAAAATCCATTATTTATTGATACCTGATAAGTTAATGACTCTTGTTAAAGCTGAATATGGTACTATTCTTGTTACTACTCTTTGGGACGGAGAAGAAGGTGCTTATAAGACAAATAATCCAGGTGGAATTTATGATGGTATTTATTATAATGTATTCTTCTTATATTCTCCTTCTATATTCGATGATGATATTCGTATAACTTGTAGAAATAAATAATATGAGAAAAGGAATAAGTATAGGTCAGCCTCTTGTTAACAATAGTGTAGATGATAATTATAATCCTCTACCTGATGTTGATGCTAAGTATGGACCTTATAATAGTATTGCAGAAGCTCTGAAAGAATTGTCTCCTGAATTACGTTCGGTAGGTCTTACGGTAGGTATTAAACAAAATAATATTATTAATGAGTATTGGTTTAATGGAGGTATTGAAAACAAGAATCTTGTAGTTAAGCAACAAGGTGGTGGAGATGAACCAGTTCAAACTGTTTATATACAAGACAATCCTCCTGCTAATACAAATTCTCTTTGGGTAGATACTTCTGGATTAGGGGCAGCTCTTGAAGAAGATGAAAAGCTAGCTCCTATAATTCAATCTATTCAAGTGATACAAAAGTATCTTGATACTATTGTCCATCAAAGAGATTTAATTATAAATCCAGGTCATGTTAGTAATACTTTTACTAAGTCTGTATTAAAAGAATATACTCCTATTGACCCTAATACAGGACAATTAGCAATTAGAGTTGCTGCTGTTGGTGAAAGTCTTGAACCTGAAACAGAAGAATACGAACCTAATACTAAAGCGGTTCGTGGGCATTATGGTACTCTTAAAGAAATCCAAGATAACTTTAATAATTTTGTAGATTACGAACTTCTAATTGCTACTGATGTAAAACGTTTATATACCAAGATTAATGGAGAACCTGTTAATCTTACTGGTACTAGTTCAGGCGGTGGCGGTAGTATTGATTATGAAGCATTGGATAAATTAGATACTATTGGCTTCGTTGCTCCTAATGGACAAGTATATCGTGTTAAAGTTAATAACAACGGACAACTAGTAGTATATAAGAAAGAATTAGATATACCACAAGCAGAACCTACTGGTGGACAAGAAGAACCTGGAACTGGTTGGGTATATGTAACTACTCTATATCTACAAAAGTTATATATTAACTCTTTGTATTGTGGCGGTATTACTAGTGACGAATATAGTTATAATCCATGCTCTCATAACTTCGTTGAACTTAGTAATCTTACAGGTAAAGATGTATCTCTTAATGGACTATCATTACAGTATGGTACAGAAGGTGGAAATTGGGAAGTACTCCCTTTATGGGGGAATATCAAAGCAGGTTCGACATTCTTAATTAGAGGTGCTCAATGTTCAGTAATAAATACTAATACTACTCGTATTAAAGTTGAGACTTATGATATGGAATGGTATGCTAGTGATGGTAATCTTATTAAATTTGATAATAAGAAAGCTAAGTTTTTCTTGACTTGGGGAACGTCACCTAGTTCTGTTGCGAATCCTTATAATAACACGACTTCCCCTATAAAGGTATCTAAAGGTTATATTGATTTAGTTGGACTTCAAATCTTAAATGCTGGTGATGCTGATAAAGTTGATGCTGCTGAAAATACTGCTTATGGTTATCTTACTAGTAAGTACTTATTTACTAAGTACTATACTATGGACAATGTTAAGCAAGCTACTAAAGCTCTTAGTGCTAGAAATAACGCTAATGATATGTACTTTGTTAATCTCGAAGCAAACATAATACCTAGAGTAGATTCTTATACTCCACGTGCTAGCTTTGAGAACAAGAATATATTCTTTAATAAGACTTTACTAGACCATACTAAACCTAATAAGGTTACTATGACTTTAGGTAGAAAAGCTTGTTATACTCTTAATGAATCTAATGAACCTAATGATGATGCTAGTAGATGTTTCAATTGGGTGTCAGTAGGTTACTATGATGAATATTTATGGTATCGTGCATATAGAAGTGACAATAGTTATACTAATTGGACTAAAGTAGAATCATTTAAAAATGAGACTGGTGTTCGTAAATATTATAATCGTATTCGTGCAATAACTACTGATGGTACTCCTTTTACTACTCATAAAGTAATACTTACTCATTTAGGAGAACAATATGATACTCATACAAAGGATAAGAATATTTATTATGAATATTATGTAGGTAGAGACGAAACTTATAAGAGCGATATTCGTAGATTTGTAGTTATGAGTGAAAATGCAGGGAGCGAAGTTCTTAACTTTGTTCAGACTTCCGACCAACAAGGCTTTAATTGGGATGAATATAATGTATGGAAAATAACTGCCGGTCAAATAAAGAAAGACTTTAATAGATATGAAACCAGTAACATATCTGTGTGCTACTTTATGATTAATACTGGCGATATGACACAGAATGGTAATCGTATTAATGAATGGTTAGATTATGAAGCAGGAAGAGAACCACTATACGATATTGCTGAAATGGTAACTGTTGGTAACAATGACTTAACTCCGGCTAATGTATATGTTCTTGGTGATGGTGGTGATAACTCTAAGATTAATGCTACTAATATTAGATTCTTCTATTGTTACGAAATGGATGAAGATAATCCGCCAGTATTTACTGTTGAAGATAAAGAAATATTTGTCGAATCATTATATTCTTTTGATGTTGGACATAATCATTTCTTATGTGTTAATAGTGAGATAAGTGCTAATACTGAAAGAGACGTTTACGGACTTACTACTACTGGTGTGATGTATGATTTGATAAGACAATGGTGTGAAAGAGATGATGCTAATGCAATTAATGCTAAAGCTAAGATAGCTTATTGCCATGAAATGCCTTTTACTATTATTACTCAAAATCTTATTAATTCATTTTATTGGAATAATGAAGAAAACACTAGTGTTGAGAGAAGTGGTAGTAGATTGAATTTCAATACAACTAAAGCTAACGCTTATTGGTTCTCAAAATTCTTACAGACCCACAATTACCGTTTATGTCTTGGCGGACATAAACATACTTACAGTTGCAGTTATCCGATTTTAGAGAACGAAAACAGCTCTATGAAGCCTATCATACAGGTCACTGCGGACGTTTTAAAGAAGGATTTTAATTCTGATGAATTATATACGGAAACTGCCGAAGGTGCGTTAAAAGGGCAATCTTTCCCTAAATCTTGGGAAAATAATACTAACTTTGATATGTTGAAACACTTGTGTACATTTCAATTAGTAGAAGAAATAACTGCTCCTGTATATCTTATGTGTCAGGCTAGTGGATATAAACATACTAGTAATAAAGAACTTCCTAGTCCTAATATTCCGTGGTTAAGGTATTTCTTTCCTGCTAATATTACTATTAATAGTAGAGACGATGTTACGGCTAAAGTTAATGCAGGTCAACGTTATCCTTTCTATATTAAGTATTTCTTAAAGTCAGGTAAGGTAGATGATTTACATTATTACCCTAATTTACAAGCTACTGTTAAAAAGCTATCTAATGTGTTTAATAATTCCGGTAACTATAATGTTAATCTTCAAGGATTAAATCCAGCTTATGGAGTTATTGGTGGTAATGGAGAAACTAATAATGGTAATGATATAATTAACGTGAAATTTCCAACTTATAATATTAGTTGATTATGGCAGATAATATTAAAAGGTATAATCCTAAAACTGGTAATTGGGATATAAGTTCTTCTGGAAAAGCTACTGGTATTGTTGTCGAAGACCCTCGTCTTATCGACCCTGAAGTAGCAGAAGAAGGTGTTACTGGTGAAAGTCTTAATGATGTTCTTGTTCGCCATGAAGAAGAATTAAAGAAGCATGGTGGATATATTGCTTGGCTTGCCGAACACGGTGGTGGCGGAAGTGGCGGCGGTGGCGGAGCTACTGGTGATAAGATTACTCTTACTAATGGTAATATAGTAAAAGAAGGTAATATTAATTATCTTTATTCTACTGTAACTACTAATATTAAACTGGAATATCTTATTACTTCTTCTAAGAATAATAAGCGATATTTTATTACTGTTACTCTTGACGGTAATAATATTATCGAAGGTAAAGAAGCATGGACTAATACTCCTGGAACTCTTAATATTCCACAACTAGATAAGTTCTCTGCTAATAGTAATCACTCTGTTGTAATTACAGCTAGTGATACAGATGGATTCTCTGCTGAATCTTATCTACTTAATATAGTAGAAGCTAGTATTAAACTTACTAGTACTGTATCAGGTAATACTGCTACTGTTGGTCTCGACTACTTCTTTACTTATAGTATCATTAGTAAAATTATTGGTTCAGATGTTAACCTTGTTGTTACTAATGTAACTAATGGTGCTACTAAAACTATTGAATTAGGTAAGACAACTTCTACTGCTCCTAAACAAGTTAATGTTAACTTGTGGGAACTAGGTAATATTATAGCAGGTAGTTCTTATACTATACAAGCACAAGCATTTACTTCAATGAATGAAGCTACTGTTCAATCTGATAAAGTAACGAATCGTGTAGTTGTTGAAGATGGTATTAATCTTGTTGTTCTAGTAGAAGGTATTACTAGTAAAGCAGAAGTAGATGCCGGAGTTGAGAGAACTAAGTTCTCTCAAAGCAGTAATGTATCTTTTGCATTTACTCCATATCTTGCAGGAGTTAGTCTTATCTATTATGCAGTTAGAATCGAACATAATGGTATTACTAAAGATATAGGTTACTTCGATGAAGGAAACTATAACGATAATCAATATGTTCAGCGTGGTAAACAACAGGTGTTTAGTTATGCTATTCCAACAGAAGGAGATGTTATTGGTAATTGGAATATTACACTTCGTTGTTGGTCTGAAAAAGGAAACCCTGTAACTGATACTGTTCTTGCTTGCGAAGTAGTATCTAGTTCACAAGCTCTTATTGCAGACCAAAATCCTAATAGCAGTAGATACGCTAGTTGGCACGTTCGTCAAGAAAGTTTTCCTCAAGTATCTACTACTAAAGTTTGGACTAGTAATGAACCAACATTTACTGCACCCGGTTCTATTACTCCTAGTGGTGCTATAACTAATCTTAATGTATATAATACAAACGGAGTACTATCAGGATTCTTAACAGAGAACGGACAATCTATGTTACGTATATCAGGAGAAGCCTATGGTGTTATTGATGTACAGCCATTTAAAGATGATATAACAACTCTTAATAACTGGTCTAGACAAGGATTTGGATTATCATGTACGTTTAAATCAGATATTCATCCGTTCTCAAAAAGAACAATATTCTTTATAGGGGATTACAATACTGACGAACAATTCTCTGAAGGTATTAAAGTAGGTCTTGAAGATATTATTTGGTCTTATACAGATGGTAATATTAAAGAAACTATTAGTTGTAAGATACAACAGAATGTTATTAATACTGTTGATTTTATAGTTAATAAGAATCAAGGAAAGATGATTGTAGGTATCTTTATCAATGGTATACTTAATGCTGCTCGTGAAATAAAGACTGACTTTACTTGGAAGACTAATTCTAAGATATATCTTGGTTGCGATATTAGTAATTCAGGACAGATTCAAAACTTTGCCGATGTTAATTTCTATGATATTAAATTGTTCCGTGTTCCTGCTAATGATAAAGAAATTGTTATTAATGCAATGAACTCTAGAGCTAAAGCAACTCTTTTATCTGATGGTAGTGTAGACTTTACTGAATACAATAGAATGAAGTTAAAGAACTTCTTCTCTACTTCTGATTCAGAACCCCATTCTATTCTATGGGACGATATTAACCAAACGTATGCTAGTGTCAATTTCAACAGTCTTATCTCTGATACTACTAGAGTATTACCAGTTGATATAATGTTGATTAATTGCGCTAATACTGGTTTTACTCGTGCTATATTTGAAGAAATTGGAGGTCAGAATAATAATTGGTATAGTGGTTGTACTATGAGTTACTTTAGTCCAACTTCGGGAAAGTCTAGCTCTGAATATACTACTGATGTTTCTGTTTCTAAGCAAGGTACTTCTACTTTGAACAATCTTATTAAGAACTTAGAGATAAGATTCGATAAGATGCTTAAAGATGATGATGGTGGTAATCTTGATTACGAGTTATTCCAACCTAGAGAAACATGGTTTCCTGAAAGACAATTTACGCTTAAAGCTGACGTTGTTGACAGTGCTCACGCTAATAATGCTTCTATTGGTAAATGGATTAATGATAACTCGGATTTCTTATTTGAGAAAACTCCGCCTATGGAGCAACTTGAATCTCATCGTCCAGTAGATACTCGCGATAGAACTGTAAAAGATAAAGTTACTATTAAACAAACTCTTGAAGGTTTTCCTATAATACTTCTTATTCAGTTTGATGGAGAAGAAACTCAAACTATGCTTGGTATATACAGTTTTAACTTAGGTCGTGGAGCTTATTATAATATGGGATTCCGCTTCTTAAAAGATTTTACTACTAAGATAAAGAATACAGCAGGTGAGTATGTTGATAATAAACTTCCTGCTTTTGTTACTTCTTATCATACTTATGCTCAAGATGAACTATTTGGAAACATAGACCAAAGAAAAGTTCATTCTTATGAGTTTGGAGAAAATGCGAATGTTATCGTAGACGGAGAAAAGACATTACCATTAGCATTGTTTATGCAAGATGATTTATCTATTATTAAACATGTAGGTGAATTTAAGTATAACGGTGGTAATTGGTTAGAACCTAGTGCACCTGTTACTGACGATAATGTTTGGAGAGCATTGCAAGAGCTATTCTCTATCTTTGCTCAAATGACTTCATCAACAGTTAAGAAATATATTTGGAATGAGGCTTCCGGTGGTTATGAAGAAACTGCTGGTGAATATCCTGCACAATCTAGTTGGTCTACGCTTGCTGCTGAACTTGATACTAAGTTCTCAATTAAGAATGCTTACTCTTATTTATTAGTCTGTGTAAAATATGGACTTGTCGATTCATTAGGTAAGAACTTAACTTTAGTTTGTTATGATGTTGGCGGAGTTAATAAGTGGTTTATCAGGTTCTATGATATGGATACAGGTAATGGTCTTGATAACGTAGCTCTTGAATCTGTTGCTAAAACTGCTTGGTTAGATACATTTAGTAATAATGATAAGAATGATGTTAACTCATTAATTATTACTAAGAACGCTGCTGATGGTGGATATGATACTTATAGTTCTCGTATGTGGGACGTATTAAGAGATACTATCTTTGCTAATACTGGAATATTCGATAGTTCTCTTGAAACTCTTTGGGACTTATGGAGAAATAATGCTACTATCTGTAAAGATATTAATGATTATATAGATAATTATTTTGCAGCTCAAACTAAAGATTGTGGAGAGCTTCTATTTAATTATGACTATAATGTTAAGTATCTTACTGCTTATGTTGGTGAATCAGGTGGACAACCTTCTTATGCTAATATTGAGTTCCTACATGGTACTCGTGTTGAGTATGTTAGAGACTGGATGAAGAAGAGAGTTTGGTTCTTTGATGGAGTATTTAAATATAGTAATGCTGCTAATATTCAACCTTATAATAATAAGGGTACATTCTCCGCAGGTGGTGCAGAAGCTACTAATCCTAAACTTATTATTACATCTAATTGTCCTGCAATATTTGTGGTTAATATTGGTAATACTACTGATACTAGATATTTCTTAGAAGAAGGTAAACCTACTGAAATTAGATTATCTCCTATCAGTTCTTTCAATACACAAATTACTATTAATAATACTCCTCAAATTAATGATATTGAAGGATTAGGCGGAATGAGATTCCAACGATTTATGTCTACTATGAAACTTCCTAGTTTCTCTAAGTTAGACTTGTCTTCTGTTGATACTCTTAGTGATTCTCCTATTCCATTTGAAACAGTATTCGTTAATGATGAAGGCTATTCTGACGTAAGACATATTGATTTAAGTAATACTAAGTTTTGGAGCGGTAACATTGGACAAGGTACATTTACGGTTAATATAGAAAAGTATACCAAGTTGAAAGATTTGAATATATCTAGTTCTATTGTAACTTCTATATCTTTGCCTAATGCTTCTCTTGCATTACTGAATATTACTAATTCAGCTGTTGAAGGTATTAGTTTAGTTAATCAACCGTTCTTGGATAGATTAGATTTCTCTGGTTGTAAACGGTTAAAAACTGTTACTATCGATTCTTGTGATAAGATTACTGAATTAAACCTTAGTAATCTAAGAGACTTACATACTATAAGAATTACTTCGTGTCCTAACTTAAAGTCTATAATTTGTACTAACAACATTAACTTAACTACATTTAATGTATCCAATTGTAATAATGTTGAAATCATTAATGTATCTCAATGTACTAATGAATCATTAACTGTTTATATAGTAGGTGTTCCTAATATTAAAGAATTAAATGTATCTAGTACTAATACACCTAATGATATTCAAGTAGCTTCAAGTTTACCTAATCTTAGAACACTTAATATTTCTAATAGTCAGGTATCAGCAATCCAATATGGTAATGCTGCTATTCCTACTTATAAAGAAAATAAGATATTCGATATTAGTAAACTTAATCTTACTAGTCTATCAGTTCAAAATGCTAAAGGTGTACATTACTTTAAGTTTGATAATAATAGAAATACTCCTTTCAATGTAGGTGGTAGTTTCTTTGTTGGTTGCTCTAATCTTAAAAGAGTATTTGGACATATTAAACTTAATGGTACTTCTATATTTGCTCAATGTGGTAACTTCTATATTCACGAACCTAAAGAAAAAGTAAAAGGTATTACTCCTGATTATGGTGGAGAATGGTTTGGTTCAGATACTAGTACAGAAGAAGGAAAGACTGCTTGGGATAATAATACTGATTTAGGAACTAATTTTACTATCGGTACTACTAATTGCACTAGTATGTTTAATGCTACTAATTGTAGTATATATGATGTTTATTATTTCTTATATAAATGTTATGATGTAACTACTCTTGATAGTTGTTTTGCTAGTGCTAAGAATATTAAGTGGGATTTGCTAGATAGTCCTAGAAGAAATATGTTTAATCATTGTACTAAAGTAGTTACAATGAATTCATTATTTTGGGGATTACAAGAACAAGACTTTAAAATATTAACTAGTACTTATGATTTTGGTTCTACTGAACATAATGGATTATTTAGTCCTCTTGTTAGTTTACAAGCTATGGATTCTATATTTTATTTTAGTGGTACTAGATATACAAGCCCTGCTTTCTTAGCTAAATTTAAAGGAAATGTTCCTTCTAAACTTAAAAGATTAAGTATTTTTAGTACTGGAACTGTTAAGTTTGTAGATAATATTAATAATTGTCCTAGTGATAGTACTATTGATGAGCATCTTGTTAATGCTGATTGTGGAACACTTCTTGCTAATCTTCCTGACTTAGAATATTTAAATACTATGTTTAATGGTTCTAATATAGACTTTAATCAAATAACAGATGAAGATGTAGAAGATGAAGTAAAATATTGTCCTTTATTCTATAAGAATACTAAACTTAAATATATTCAAGATTCATTTAAAGGACTTGTTAATTCTACTGGTTCTTTATATAATATATTTGGTGGTACTGTTAAGAATAAGACACAGGTAAGATTCCCGACAGCTTTATATGGTATCTACAATTCATTTAGTTTAAGTTCAGGTTCTAATGTTACTTTCCCAATCCACAACTCAATGTTTAGTAGATTGAAGAACTCATTAAAATATATAACTGGACAACAAGCTATTAATGAAAGTACTTTAGGAAGTTTTCAAGGATTCACTAAACAGTTCATTAAAGAAGGAGAAGAAACATTTCCTTATGATGTATTTACTGGTTGTAGTGCTATTGTTGAAATACCGGGATTCTTTGCTAATCTTGTTCTTCCTACAAATACTGTTGTTGAACTTCCTCTTGATTCATTTAAGACTAATTACAATCTTACTAACATAGCAAACTTATACTTTGATATGAAGAATTGTAAGTATAGTCTTACTGGTAAAGGTTTCTCTAATTGTAAAATAGTTAATGCTTATAGATGTTTCTCTGAAACAGAGAATACTTACGTTAAGAAAGGTTCTGTTCCTTATGGACTATTCTATATGGAAGCTACTAATAATTATAGTTGGAAAGGCTGGAATGAAACCGATGCTTCTACTAATAGTATAAATGAGAACTACGGTATTGATGAACATGGAGAATGGATTCCTGATGAACAAGCACCAATGCCTACTGAAATCACTTATAATAAACAGAGAACTCTTCCTAGAAAGACAATAGTTAATATGTCTTATTGTTTAGAGAGATTCCAAAGTACGGAAGCACAGGCTTATACTATGAATTATGGTAATCTTACTCCAAGTAATTATGGAGATATTATAGTACCTAATGAAAAGTATAATCCAGTTAAGTATATTCTTAATCCTAATTATGACCCTAGAGAATATCTTGATGAAGAGCAGACAATGATTAACTATAATAGAGATATTCATAGAGTAATCATAAATAAAGATTATGATAAATATGAATATGCTTGGAATGAATATGTCTACGATGGACTTAGTGGACTTGAAGATATTATATTAAATAGTAGTCTTTATACAGCTGTTTCAAATGGAACAATAAATTGTTCTCCTACTATACCTGATGTATTTAAAGATACTGCTGCTTCAATTGCTCCACCTAGTTCTGTTCATGCTAATAGAAAAGTATTAAATTACTTATGTTCGCCTGACTTATTCTATTATTGTACTAATGGGACTAATATGGTTATCAACGGTGTATTTAGTGGTAGCGGTAGACCTAATGGAAACCCAACATACGATTACTTTAATTATGGTATTCGTGGTCGTATTCCAACTAACTTATTTAAACCGGTTAGTAATGTTACTAATTTATCAATGACATTCTATCGTTGTCCTTTAATTCTTCCATATAAATGGAATAATTCCACAGGGGATATTGGTGAAATGTTCTCTAAGGAAATGTTCGCAGGATTAACTAAATTAACTAATATATCTTATATGTTCTATTTCTGTGTAATTCCTGCTGATGTTATTGTGCCTGTTGAATTTGTAATTGATTGTATTAACTTACAGGATATATCTTGTTTGTTCTTAGCAGCACAATTTGAATCAACTGCTAGTCAAGCACAACAAATAGACGATAATATATTCGCTAAGAATGTCAATCTAAAGAATATTAGTTATGCTTTTGCTAGTGGACAAAACCAAGGAGATTGGTCAGATAGAAGTCCTAAGAAGATTAGTTCTACATTGTTTAATGCTAATAAACATAAACAACTTACTAATGTTACTGGTGTATTCTATAATGCAACTTCTACTACTGGTAGTGTTCCTGAATTTTGGAATTGGCTAAATAGTCTATCCTCTGTTAATAGAGCGAATGTATTCTATGCTATGCGTAAAGCTAATCTTACTAATGGTAATAGTGTTCCTAGTGGATGGAATACAGGTATGGTATAACAAAAAGTTGATAATAGTATTATGTAATTAAACAAAATTTAGTTTCTTGTAGCGTCCCCCATAAAGGAGTGAGTATTAACAGTAATCACATCTCTTTAAGGGGGAATGTTACAAAGACCAATTAATAATCATTTAAAAGTAATTATCATGGATAGTCGTATTTATAACAGAGCTAATGCAGCTAATAGTTTACAGATTTCTATAATGGGTAAAGTTGATGCTGTTGCAGAGTTTTCTATTCCTAATGGAATGGGTGGTAAAGAACCTTTCTTATTAAAGAATATAACCGAAGACCCAATACAAGTAGAAGTAGTTCTTGCAGGTATGGAAGAACCTATTACTACAACTATTTATTCCGGTTGGAATGTTGAGTTAGTTAAACAAGTTAATAACGCTGTTGCTGATACGTTACAATATGGGTACTAATACTGGACTTGGTATAGGTATCGGTATTCCTTTTAAGAACAATGCTCTTGGTGGAGATAAGCCTTATTTTCCACCAGAGCTTAAAGCTCGACTTATTGGAGTTTGGGATAATTACGGTAAAAAGAATACTGATGCTGATAGGAATATTATTAAGAATAAGATTCCTAATGCAGGAGGAGATTTAGAGATTCTAAATGCTGCATATAAGTTAAATAGTGGATTTGGTGAGTATAAAGAAGATTTTACTAGTTGGAGAATATATCCAAATATAGAAGTTACCGATAACGTAATTACTACTAATGGAAATTTTAATTCTACTTGGTTTATATATAAGCACTCTAATGAGAATGAAATAAATGAAATAAATATAAAAGTTTCAGGTATTCCTGAAGGAGGAAAAATTTTATATTTCTATATTCCTGATGAAACAGCTACTATGCCTGTTTCATATAATATATCAAAAGATGGCGTTTATCATTTACCCAAATCCAAACTAAGTAGTAATAGAGTTAGTGTAGGATTTACAGTAAGTAGTTCTTATGATTGGAATAATATAAGAATTGAACAACTGTCTGACTTCGGAGGAGCGTTTGTTACTGATGGAATAAACGACATGATTATTAGTCAAAAGACTCTTCAAGAAATGGGAGTTACTAAAGAACTTACTATTGTTAGTATGATTCATCAAATATCTTGGAGAGGTTCTGCTTCTATTCCATTAACTAATTATATTAGAAATGGAGATACTTTTATAAGAAATTCTATTAGTAATATTGGTAAAACTGGAATATATGGTTATACATGTTTTAATATTAAAAATGTTAATTCTAGTGCTTCTAAAGTAATAAATAATATATTAGGAGATAAGAATGACTATATTGTAGAATATAGAGGAGATATATTATCGGAAAGATTTAGTGTACAAGGATATATAGACGGTAATGGTAATATACTTGAAACAAGTAGTGTTGCTCATTATTGGACTTTTGCTGTATTAGGTAAAGCTACCGAAGATGAGATTAATCTTATCATTGGTAACTATAATCTTGACCGTAGTCTTAAACCTGATATATTATGTAATATAGGTAAGCAAGGTATTACTAATGATAATCATGCTGACTTTAATAATAAACTTATTGATTATAGCGGTAATAACAGAGATATTCAAATGAATAATCTAGCTTGGAAAGGAGGTAGTGGTATTGCAGCTAAGAAATTTGAAACGATTAAAGATTATAGTATTATTCCTGATGAAGGACTACAAGAATTAACTATCTATAATGAATTTAGTTTTAAAATTAAATCTATTAGATATGCAGATAGATATTGGGCTGTACAATCTTTAAATAAAACAAATATATCTTATCCAGTAACAATTATTACAGATAAAGATATTATTTGGAGAAATGCTTTAAATTATACTGATGCAGATGGTGTAAAAGGTAGTGTAAGAAAAGAAACAAATGTTCCTGCTAATACTCCTACGCAAGTATTTATTTATGGATTCAATGACTTTGATATATCAGATGATTATACTAAAGTAAATTGTGTTGCTTATGCTGCTAGAAAAGATATAACCGAATTTACAGTTACTTTTATTCCTAGTTATAAAGGAGGATTATTACTTGATGGTATAACTGACTTCGGTAAGGTGACAGGGATGCCTGTTTACAAGGATTATACTTTCATTATAGATAGAAAGTTTTTAAATGAAACATTTGCTAATCAAGTATGCTTAGCAAGTAAATCTAAAGTGGCAGTAGAAGGAGAAAATGGTGGTGCTTTTACTGTTGATAATATTAGTGTTAATTCTATTATTAACCCTTATAGTTTTTATAAGACCACTAGTTTGCCAGGTTTAAATACTTTTGATAGACAGATAGTATTTCAAAGTAAATACAAATATCTTGATAAAGATATTGCTGCTGGTACTGCTACTGATAGTGATACTTTATGGTTAGGAACATTTAGAGATAACGATAGTCGATTTGCTAATGTGGCTATCTACTCTCTCATGTCCTTCCCATATAGTATGTCCGAGTTCTTGATAGAGCGCCAGTTGAAGAAGCATAAGCTGGGTACGCTGTATCCGGATATGGTTGAATTTAGACCTGTTATTAAAGCTAATGCTAATTATAAGATAACATATTATCAAATAGATAGTACTAATACTTGGAAGTCAATAAAGGTAGGTGATTACATTGTTATCGGAGCAAAATTAGCTTTTCAAATTACTTTTGATAATGATGCTAGTGAACTTAAAGAAGTTGTAAGCCCTCAATTATCAGGTATAATTGTTGAGAAAAGACCGTCAAATCCGGGATATAATATATATAGTTATATAACTTCTAAATCCCCTCAAAAGATAAACATCACTATTGATGAGTACATTAGATACGAGGATATTGTGCAGCCATATCCTGTAATATTCCAAATCACAGATAGAAATACCAATCAAAGATATAGTTGGGGAGACAAGATTAAAGTAGGAAGTTCTATACGGCTTAGTCAAAGTGAAAAACTAAATCTTCTTTCTGGATTATATAGTATTAAGAGTTACGAATACGAAGGAGAAACGTATAGTTATAATCAACTAACTAATCTTAATATTATATTAACTAAGCAATCTATTTCATTATCTTGTAATAAGACTTGGCTTCTTGATGATAATGAACCTAAATGCATTCTTTCTCCTAGACTACTACGTATCCCAAACTCTAGCTATAAGATATTAGGTCATATCCCCGATATATCCGGTCATGGTAATCATGGTAAGATAAACAATTCTGCTTATGCAGAAGGAAGCGGAGTTAATGAAGATGGTTCATATCAATTTGATGGCGTAGACGACTTTGTTACTATCCCTACTGTTGCAGGTAAGCAAGTATTAATGAAACTTAATTGGCAAAATAAGGCACTAGGAAATCTAATATACGACCAAAGAGATAATGGTAGTACTACTAGTTTCGCCATTATGCCAGTAAATATTAATGATTCTACAAATAACAAAATTGCTTATCAAGCACGAAATGCAAATGGGATTACTTATATTGATGGTATTAGAAATGAATATATAGAAAGTTATAGCCTTGAAAATATAATTCATAATATTACTATTACAAATCCTGATGTTAGTAATAAAACAGTTGCTCTTGGAGCTAGTAATAAATCTACTGCTGATTGTTTTGCTAAAATGTCTCTCTACGACTTTATGCTGTTTGACGAAATCTCAACGGACGATAAGATTAAAGAGCTGAACGAGTATGTAGGTATTGAAGCTAAGGTAGAATTACCACCTTATTACTGGGATACTTATGGTAAAACCAATCTCGATGCAGATAAAGCTACTATTCAACAAAGAGGTGTAGCCGTAGGTGATTATGATTTAACTAATTATAATCATGCTTACGAAGGTATGAGTGGATATAATGGTTATCCTGTTGTATTTGGTATTGGTAAAACTTATGGAGGAATGCCAAGTACTGATGATTTTGCATATACTGTTTCTCCAACTACTGTAAATGTTACCAAATTTAATATTACTCATGGTTTTATTTACAGTTATTTAAAGCATAATGGAGAATTAGAAACACAGAATTCAGATTATCCTTCGTATAAGATAAAGGTTACTGGACTTGAAAAAGGTTTTGGATTACATTATTCTTATCTTAAGAATCCTTCTGATGCTAATCTTAGTGCATTTGGTATAGGTACTGATGGTACTTATACTATTCCTAAATCTTTTGCAAGTGATGGAAGTTTGATAAATAACAATGTTTGGATAGGTTTTATATTTACTGGTACTGCACCTGAATCATGTAATGTTACTATCGAAGTTCTTCCTGAATATGAAAATGGTTTAGCTTATGATGGAATAGAAGATTTTAGTGATAATAAGAACATTCCTATATTTACAGATTTTACTGCTATTATAAAAAGAATTGATTTAGATGCTAAGAATAATAATTCTTCTGTAATGTTTAAAGGAAATAAAATCTATGAAAGTGGTATTGGAAATGGTTTTATTTTAGATTATCATTATGATAGTAAAAACTATGTTTATAGTTATGGTAAAGTAAATCGGATAGAACGAGATAATTCTAAGATTATTTATTTAACTCCTGAAAGTTATAATGGTAATCCTATTATAAAAGGTGAAAATGGAGATAATCTAGGATTAATACTTGGTAAATATTGGAAAGGAATAATCTATAAAACAATTCTATATTCTAAGACTATCTCGTTACTAGAAATTAATTTCCTAAAGAACCTGATGGAAAAGGATGAAATAATTGATTTAAATAACCCAATATTTATAAAAAATGAATAAATGAAAATAATGCCTTATAAACTACTTAAAGTAGTTTATATAATACTTGCTATAATTGCAGTAGTTATGTATACATTAAGTTTAATATTTAATATTTAAAGATTATGATTGATTACATTGTATTTCCTGTTGCTGATATAGATGAAGAGAAGTCAGCAAAGATTGACGAACTTAATTTAGTTCCTCGTAGTAATGTTAGTAAAGATAAAGTATTAATGAAGTGTCAACATTATGAAAAGGTGTTTCCTGAAAAAGTAACTAGAATAGTTACTACTGATGAAGAAGGATTGGAAGTTATCAATATCGAATATCCTTATGAAACTTATTCTAATGAAGCACTTTCTACTTTATTGTCAAGTCCTGAATGGAATCCTAAAGAAGATGAGGTAATAGAAGATTCCCCCATAGAGTAGTGACATTACTTTTATTGCTTAACTCTAAGCCCTGCTTATAACAAGTAGGGCTTTTATTTTGTTCATACTATATCTAACTTTTAATAAAATTATTACTTATGGCTAAAATAGATTAATGGTCGAACTTCTTATATTATCTTTTGCTATGAGTGTATAGTAGCTACTATAAGATATTCTTAATTTATTAATCTAAACCTTATTTATTATGCAAGTAATTGAAAAAGTTAAAGTCGTTCCCGAAGGTTATAATGGCGCAGGGATGGACGGTTATGGTCGCCGTGATGTTAACGGTAAAGCTAATGCAGGTCTTACGCTTGGTATTATCGGTACTGCTCTTGGAGCTTGGGCTTTATTTGGTAATCGTCGTTCTGCTGGTGTTCTCGGAACTGGTGCAGGTCTTATGGGAGACGGTTCTACAAACATTAATGTAGTTGGTGCAGGAATGGGAAGTGCTGGTGCTCCTACTGCTTTCCAAGCATGGAGTAAATCTTGTGAGGATACTCTTGCTTTGCAGGGAGGTTTGTATCAGTGGGCTTTAACTCAACAGAGCCAACGCTTCCAAGACCGTCAGGTAATAGACAGTGAAATGTTCGGTTTGTATAAGTCACAGATTGATGCAGACTTCTTGCTGTACAAGGGAAACCGTGATAACTATGATTCTCTTAAAGCAGAGATTAGCGAACTTAAAACGCAAGTTGCTGTTAGTGCTGCTATTCGTCCTTATCAGGATAAACTTATCCAGTGCGAAATCGAGAGAGCGTTCACCGCAGGTATCAATTATGTCGATAAAAAGACTTGTAATGTTATCTATGGTGTTACTTGTCTACCTAATGAGCCTACTACAACAGGTCTTGTTGGTAGAAATGCCAATGGTTGTCTACCGTGTGGATTTACTCAAACGGCTAGTACTCCTGCTACATAATATTACTAATCAACTAAAGAATAAGTTATGTTACCTATTAATCAAGTTATACTGGGCGGAACAGACCCTTTGTTAAATACTGGAAGTCTTACCGACCAAATCCAATATTTAGAAGAACAAAAACGACTTATTGAAGCTAGACAAAAACAGATTCAACAAGCTGCTAATGGACAACAAACTTTACAACAAGTTAGTCCTCAACAAACTGCTAAAGTAAGTGTTTGGGACTTGATTGATGCAGAGATTGAACCTCTTACTAATGAACAAAGAAATATGCTTGCTACTAATGAAGAATATGTAGCTAACTATAATAATCTTCAATCTATGGTTCAAGCAGAAGTTCTTAATTTAGTAAGAGCTAATATTGAGAATAGTCCGGAAGGCAAGGCTCTTTTAGATAATCAACTAAAGTTAGTTAAGAATCTAAAGACTAGTATAATCGAGATGTCACAAAGAGAGATGCAATTGTTCAATGCTTTTAAAGAAGCTAGTGCAAAGAATCCTTCTCTTACTTATGATGAATTTATTAAAACTATGAAGTAATGATAGAAGTAAGTGTAGTAAAACAAAAGCTGCAAGATTACATTGTTAATCAGATAGATATTCTTGGCGAATCTAATCCAGCTATTAAGTTAGTTAAGCCTTTGGCTAAACGTGCAATTATTAATAACATTGATAGTTTTGATAAGTTTATCAATACTATTGCTAAAGACGGAAAGATTGATATTGAAGGTATAGTTGATGAGGAGATTGAAATAATCAAATCTATTCCTAACTTTGATTTTAATATTCCAGTTCTAGGTAATGGTAACATCTCTAATGGTAACATAACTCTTTCTATTCCTTTTATTAATAAAGGAATTATGTTTAACCAGTCTGATTTGGAAACATTCAGACAACTATTAACTAAGTAATATTATTATGAGAGAAGTACCATACGAGACAGACCAAGATGTTCGTGCTCGTTCTCGAAGAGAAGAAATGTACGAACGAATTAATGATTTCCTTGCTCGTGGCGGTCGCGGAAGAAGCGGTCGTAGCGGACGTGGAAGAGGAATGATGAATCGTATTGGATATAAGACTTACGACAACTACGACAGGGATGAACAAAGAGGTTACGGTGAACGTCATAGATATGATGAAAGTCGAGGTTATGATGGAAGTCACGGCTACGATGAAGAAGAACGTATGCTTCTTATGCAAATGCTTGGAGTAGATGGAAACGAACGTTATAATGATTATGGTGATGAACATTTTAATAAACAGGAAGCTAAACGTACTGTTGATGAAATGTACCATGTCAAAGACGGTAAGAAATATATCGGTGAGAAATACGATATGCAGAAAGCTCACGAAGTTTGTAGTAAATTTAAAGATAAACTAGAAGATGAAGTAGAAGTTGCTGATGTTTATGTAGCTATTAATGCTCAATATCACGACTACTGTGAACTGTTCGAGAAGTGGTTCGGAAAAGGAAACTTTGACGATATGATATTTGAGAGTGCTATCAGCTTTTGGTTCGATGATGTAGACTTCGGAGAAGATAAACTCTGGAAATACTTTAATGAATTAAAGTAATACAAGTTCTGTTATATTCCTAAAGAGAGATTACTAAATAATAGTAGTCTCTCTTTTCTTTTTAAAATAAAATCCTATATTTGCATCTGTAATATAAAACTTAATGCTTATGGGAATATTTGTTAAAGTGTTGTTTGTAACTATAATAGCTATTACTATTATAGTATTCGCATGGAAAGAGATTACTACTATTCTTCCTGTGAAAGTTGTATCTTATGTAAAGATAGCAGGTGTGCTATTAAGTGTTATTCTAGGTACTCTATTATTCTTATTGTAATATGGACTTCGGGAATATACTTAATGAAATTCTACGTACTACTGCTACTAGTTTCGATTTCGCATTTGTTATCTGTGTTAATGTACTAGCATACCTAGTAATTAAACTAGTTGATAAACTTAATGGAGATAAAGTAGTAAGTACTTGGAATAAGAGAATGATAACTCTTGTATGTGCTGTATTAATGGGAGTAATATACTTCTCGTTAAAGTTAGGTGATGTTAAAGTAGTACTTAATTCTATTATTCTTAGCTTCGTTTTTTGGTCATGGGTTATAAAACCTATACTATCCTTCTTCAAGATAGACTATAAGAAGTTTATAATAGAAGATGATGAACCTAATCAATATCCAAAGTAAGTACTATTAGTTAGAGTAGTAAGTGAGGGTCGGCTAGCAATGGTCGGCTCTTACAGTATATACATCTCTTTATGGGGGAATAAAAACTACGTCCCACGCTCCTACGCTTTCACAGAAGCCCATCATTGCATTTTAGTGCCTAACCTTAACTTACTATTATCCGATAGACTTGCGTGCCTCTATGAGCCTTAAAATGCGTCATGTGTATAAAAATGTTTACAATGCGAATAACTGTAAGCTAGATAGTAAGCTAGATAATAGTGCTGAATCAAAATTATTAATAAAAGTCTTGTTAGTACCAATATAATAACTATATTTGTTATAATACTAATTCAAAAACAAAAGTAATATGGCTTCATTAAATCAAATTGTATCTGAAATAGCTCATGCTATTCATCAGCCTAATAACTTTACTACGAGACAAACTATTCGTAGTGCTGTTATTCATACATTCAATGAACAGATAAGACAGACTTATGAGCGTCATGCTAATGTCGATAAGATATTAATGCAGAGATATAGAGTAAGTCTTATTAGTGTTCCTGACGGAGATATATTTCAAAGTCTTGTAAGTACGAAGTATAAAGTTAAAAGAAGCAAGACTAGAATACCTAGACCAGTTCGTCTTGATAATAATCTTCCTTTTGTTAGTGTTCGTACTGTTGGTTATGATAATATGGCTATTCCTTTTATTAAAGAAGCAAATGCTCAATTTTATAAAGCATTGCCAGGAATGTGTACTAGTCTAAGTTATGATTATATCAATGGTTATCTATATGTTAATGGAAATGGTAATCCGTTGATTGAACCACTAGGACATATTGTTATTGAATCACCATTTGAAATACCTACTGAAATTCCTATTGAAACAGAAGAAGGAGTTGAATCCAACTTCGATAATGATGATGAATTTATCATTCCCGAAGATATGGTAGAACGCATTAAAGAAGTAATCTATAAACGTAATCTACTTAATGTAGAGAGAGTAACTAATGAAGTCCCAGTTAAGGATGATATAAATAAACAACAAATAGAAGTATAATTATGGCTAGCGGTGAAAGATACGACCACAGAAATATGTATACTAGCTTTATAAAGACAGCCGAAGAGGATTATGTTCTCGTGTCTGAAAAGATAGCTAGATATAAATCTTTATTATATAAAATCAAATATTCTATTGAACAGAATAGAAATGCTATTGAAGCTATATTTGATGTATGTGTCTATAACTATTGGGAATGGAATACTGATGAACTAGATGTTGATAGAAAGATGGAGAAAGCAATAGATGCTAAGTTCACTAAATTCGATTCTTCCAAACAATTAAGATACGGTAACATATATCGTAACTTAAAACAATACTTTAGAGTACTTCGTAAAATAAAAGAATATGAGATAAGACAGCAGAGAATTAAGAACCGTAAGAGTATTACTCGTCCTCAATATGAAGCCTATTGCAAGTTATTCTTTAGAGAAGTATCTAAAGAAGTTCTAAGAGGAAAAGTTTATAAGTTTGAAAAGAGATTAGGTTGTCTTATTATAGAAAGGGTTCTAGTTAGAGATAGTTTTACTACTGCTGATGGAAAAGTTGTTAAGTTCAAAAAAGTAATTGACTATTATAAAACAGAACTAAACAAAAGAAATCTTCTTGCACAAGGACTTATTCCTTATAATAAGAAAGACCATGCGGCAGCATTACTAAGAGGTGAGAAATACGAAGGAATTAAATATGTGGAGTATCTTGATAATCCTTATTATTGTAAGTTACTTATGATTGATGGTACAATTAAGAATAGACCATTATTTAAATTCTATGGAACAAACCTTCACATGAAACGTAGTAATGATGATATACTATCTGAATGTAAGACTGTTGAAGATATTATTAATGTTGATACTGATATTAATAATCGTCTTTCTTTAATTAATAAGTTTGACCCAAGTTACACTATAAAATATATTAGAAATAATGAACAAAGAGCTATCTTCCGTAGAAACTATTATCGCAAGACTTGATAATGATTTCAATATTATGAGTAGCGATTATATACCTAGAGTGGGTGCTTGGTGTATAGATGCTATGAATGAAATGGGTATTCTTCAATATGAAGAAAAAGAAACTACTATTGATGTTGTTGATAGAGTTGCTTATTTCCCATGCTGCATGAATGCTTTTAAAGTTTATGTTGAGGGTTGCGAGATTTCCCCCTTAAAGAAAAGTAAATGCTCTTGCTCTTCCGGTACTACCGAACATTTCGTTCAAGATAGAGAAAAAGCTAGAGAACGTGAAAGTAAGCATACTGTTGAGATTGACCCCGAAGGTTACGAAGGAAAGAATTATGTATATCTTCGAGATGCTAATGCAATTCAATTAAACTTTGATGCCGATATTGTTACCGTATCCTATCTTACAGTTAAGACTGTATATAGTGATACGTTTCATTGTAATATACCTGTTATTCCTAATAACGGTAAACTTATTGAAGCACTTGAATGGTTCTGTATGTGGAAGCTACTAAGTAGAGGACTTAAACATCAAGTCTATTCTCTACAAGGTGCTATGCCAGTCAATCCATATTTGTTATGGAGAGATTCTCGTGACAGAGCTAGAGCTTCTGTTATTAATGAAAACCAAGATGCTAACGCTTATAAAGGTTGGGCGTCATTCTTTTATAATTCAACATTTAGACCTAGAGACTAATGGAAATAATTAAAGAACTTAATAAAGATGATGGGTTAGAATTTATAAAGAATGGTTCTATTACTCATGCTGTAAATGTAATAGTTTCTAAAGATGGTAATTCTATTCAGAATGAAAAGTCTTTAGAGACTATTGTTACTTTAGATGAAGGAGAGAAAATAGTAGGTATAATTTCTTGTGCTAGAGAACTAGTAATATTTACTGCTAGTAATAAGATATATCGTTATGATGAAAATACTAAAATTAATACTTTAGTTTCTTCATCATGGAAGTGGTATGGTGGAGAAGTATTTGGAACTTATACTTATAATGTTCGTGGAGATTTAATAGTAGCTATTAGTGAACGTAATCCTAGAGAAGATGTTCCATTAAAAGTTATTAATATAAATAATGCTAATCTTGGTTCTGATAATATATTTACTTTAAATCCTGATATTCCTCAAACTACTGTTGTTGATTACGGTCAAGAATATGGTGGTAGAATGAGAAATGGAACTTATTTATTATTTATAAGATTTGAAATTAGCGATAATGAATTTACTAGTTGGAAAGATTTAGGAGTAGTTATTTATCTATCTCCTAGTCTAACTAGTAATATAATATCTTCTGTAACTCTTCAAGGACCTAGTAATACTACTTCTACTTATGATATTAGAGACTATGCAAGAGAAGATATTGAATACAACGCTAATTCTATATTTGCTACTTTAAATATAGATAATAAAAGTGGAAATACTTTTAAGTCTTTCCAAATAGCTTATATATGTACTTATAAAGATGGAAAAGAAGCATTTAATTTAGGTTCTTATTCATTTAACGAATCAGGTATTTATAGAATATCAGGAAATCGTAGTAGTAAAGAATCTATTTCAGTAGATGAAGTTTTAATATCCGCTAATAACTTCAATCTTTATAATGTAAAAACAATGTGTAACTATAATAATAGATTATATGTTGCTAATTATAAAGAAGAAACTCGTAAGTTAGATATTTCCAATATTGATACTAGTAGTATTGCTGTTGGAGTATGTATGGAAGAAGATTACTATAGAAATAGATTAAATGATGGATATGTTTTAAATGTAGGTAAACCAATAGAAGATGAAGTATACAGATTCTATATTCATTATGTTCGTCCTGACGGTAGTTATACAGAAGGTATAGTAATTGAAAATAATAATTATCGTCATAAAAAAGATGATGGCACATGGGAAAAAATACCTGTTCAAATAGTTATAGGAAGATATTATAATACTTCAACAAATAAAGATGTTGATATTATGTTTGATTGCTATGATGATACTAAGGTATCTGATGTAAAAGCTGCAATCGAACAAGCTAAGATAGATTATCCCGGTTATTATTCTTCTACTATTAAGGATAAACTAGGACTTATAGATATGGCAGAAAAAGCTAAAATAGATTATTATTGGTTTAATCTTGACCCAAGATTTACTAATGGTAATACTACTCACGCTAGTCCGTATTGGAATATGATATTCTGTTGTCCTTATACTAATAATAATGGAGATAGATTATTTAGAACTCCTCATAAGATTAAAGGAAACTTTACTTTTAGAGAAGTTCCTATGTATGAAGGTTTTGTAGGTTTCTTTATAAGTTATGAAGAAATACAAAGTATTCTTATATGTGATGGTATTGTTGACCAACATAGAGATATTGCAATAGGAACTGATACTAATAGTAAACTTCAAAGTAGTTTTAATAGTGTTACTCCTTATGGATATAGTTATCAGTTTTATTCTGATGATATATATGTATTAAAGAAAAGTGCTACTCCTAATGTATTTGTTGATTTAGGAGTATTTAGTTTTATGAATCGTGATGCTCAAAATACTAATAAAGGATGGGCTGCTAAATATATTGCTAAGGATTGTTTTCCGGGTTCTAATAGAATAGCTAATATAGTAAATACAGACCCATATTATAATATAGAAAATACTTATAATATGGGAGTATCTGCAAGTATTATAAGTAATACAGGGGGACAATATTATAAACTTACTTTTCCTTCCGTTGGAAAAGCAACAACTCCTGTAACTGTTAATGTTATGGATGATGGGAGTGCTAGAAAATTAACTACTATTGGAAGATTGCTTTATGTAAGTCAAGAAATATATATTAAGAAAGAAGGAGTTAAATTAATTCGTTTAGGACAAACTAAATATATTAATGGAGAAATTACTCCTACTGGAAAGTATATGTATGGAGATAATCTACAAAAACAAAATGTTACAGGATTTGTATCCCTACAATCAGTTATCATATTTGATAGTGGTGGTGTTAAGTTTGTTGGAGATTGGTGTCCTAGATTTGGGGATGATTCTTTACAAGATGAAAGATTTTATAGGAGATATATAGATAACTTAAATCCTTCTGCTGATACTCGTGATAATCTTCATATAAATGCAGTAGAATTTTATAAACAAACTTCTTATCTTCCTTCTGCTAAGATAATGAAGAATAATATTCCTGAAGTTTATTTTACTTATACTAGTTCAGGTGTTATTAAAAATATTGGTAATAAGCAATTAACTGCTGCAACATTATTTGATTTATATGAAATAGCTTCTATGTATTACGATTATGCTAGACCTAACTTAAACGCTTATAATCCAAATGCAGTTAGTAATCAGATAACTACTTATGGTAAATTTATTCGTAGAAGTAATGTTTTACAATCTGAATCAACTGCTAATGCTTGGAGACAATTTCCGGCTGATGAATATAAGGTAATAAGTGAAAATAAAGGAGATATAATTAATATATTAGGTATTGGTGTTTATCTTATTGCTCATTGTGAACATTCAATGTTTATCTTTAATAGAGATAGTACTCTTTTTACTAAAGATAAAGACGTTCAAATGTATATGCCTGATGCTTTTGATACTGAATATCAAGAAGTATTTACTAGTGAAAAAGGATATGGCGGTTTACAAGACTATAATGCCTTTACTTGTAATGAAACTGGTTATATATTCTTTGATAAAAGTAAACGAAGAATATATAGATTCGATGATAAACAACTTAATAATATTACTGATGGTGTTCAGAGTATTATAGATGATTATGTAACCGAAGATACTATTGTTGATATGGGAATGGATAAAGAGAATAATAGACTAATCTGCTCCTTTACGGGGGAAAATCAGATTATAACATTATCTTATTCCTTTATTACAAGTAGTTGGATAAGTACTCATAATTATTCAGGTAAATATTTTAATACTAAGACAGACTTATATTTAACTAACGATAATGCTCTTAACTATATATATAGATTAGGCAATATAAAAGTAAACACTTTCCTTGATTATGGAAATTGTACAATTCCTGAATCTAAGAATATATTTTATATAGGCGATAAGAATACTGGTTGTGCTGTAATAGATATAATATTTAACTTAGAGTTTGAAACAATTAAGTTACTTAATTATATTTGTTATGCTATAAAAAATTCTAGTAATATTAATTATAGTGGAGATAAAATTCTTATATTTACAAACTCATGTATATCGTCTGAATGGGATATTAACAATGAAGAACGTAATGTTCCTAATTTTACTAAATCTTATTACGAACATGGTAAGTGGAACTTTAACTATTTCCGTAATCTAATTAATACAGTTGAACTGAAAGAACCTATAAATAGGTTAACTGGAAAATATAACTTTAGTATAATGGATGGAGAAGAAGATAGAATAACGATAAGTAAGAACTATAAGGCTAGCGACAGTCTTATCAATGGTAAATATATCGGTATTCGTTTTATTATCCATGAAACTAATTCTAAAGTTAGTCTAAGTAATATTGAATGTTATGTTAATAAATACAGAGAATGAGAACAATTAATAATCAACGACCTAAAGCATTTATTGGTGCCGCTATATCTGTTGGTACTCAACTTATTGGCGGTATTATTGGAGGCGCTAAAAGGCGAAAAGCAGAAAAAGCTGCTAGACTAGAACAAGAACGCCAAGCAAAGTTACAAGCTGCTCAACAACAGGCTTCCTATATGACTGAAAATGCTGAAAATGATGCTAATGTTTATAAGAATATTAGAAATCAGTTAATGAGAAATGGTGGAAATATCCCCCGTAAAGGAGTTGCTCCTTTAATTGCCGAAGGTGGTACTGCTATTCCTATTAAGAAAGATTCGTTTCTACTTAAAGGACGTAAACATAATACTGGTGGTATTATAATTGGTAAAGGCAAGAATAGTATTGAAGCAGAAGGAGAAGAAGTAGTACAAATAACTCCTAAGCAACTTAAAGTGTTTAGTGCTCAACCTATACTTAATGGTAATAGTCCTGCTGAATTAGTTCAGAAAGGTGTTGAACCTTCTAAAGTATTTAATGCACAAGAATCATTTAAAGATAGAAATGGTCTTAATGATGATGGTACTAAAAAGAAAAGAAATATGAGAACAATAACTGGTAAAAAGAAACTAGGTGGTTTGTCTCGTAAGAAAGATTACGGTTCAGATAAGAAACCTTATCCTAGTGTTAAGTCAAATGATTTTGCAGGTGGTGGACGTAGTTATCCTATTCCTACTAAGGCTGATGCTCGCGATGCTCTTAGATTAGCAGGCTTACATGGTCGTTCTGATGTAAAAGCCAAAGTATATAAGAAATATCCTGAATTAAAAAATAAGAAAGCTGTATTAGGAATTTTTGGAAGTTTAACTGGTGCTAATCGTAGACTATTAGCTCTTAATCAAAATGTTCCTTCTGCCGGTATTACTGCTGGGGTAAAGATTACTAATCCTAGTGCTTCTAGTATTAAGCCGATGAATGTGTCCGCTAATAGTGGAAGTAAAGGTTTTAACCTGTTTAAAGGAGTAGATAAAGGAGAAGCTATCAGTACAGGTATTGGAGCTGCTGGAACTTTAATTAGTGGACTACTTAATAAAGGTAGTATAAATAAAACTTCTGCTCCACAAGTTCCAACTCCTCAATTAGTTGCTCCTGCTAAACTTAAAACTAGTATTAATATAAATCCTCAATTATCAGATGTAAGAGAATCTGAACTTAGGCAAAATAAACTAGTTGAAGGAAATACTGCTAGTTCAGTAGCTAGTGTTGCTAGACAACAAAGAATATCTAATAATGCTTTAAGTCAAAGAAATAGATTAAGAGGTGAGAAAGAAAATCTTGAAACTCAATTGCAAAATCAAGATGCGATGAATCGTCAACAAGTAGCTTTTGCAAATGCTCAACAAGTAAATAAAGCTAATAGATTTAATGCTATTTTTAAAGTTCAAACTGCTAATGATAAAATTCAAGCTAACGCTAATAATCGTACTAATATAATCGAAGGACTTACTAGTGGAGTTAGAGATTATCAATTAGGTGTAGATAAGAGACGTTCAGAAGAAAATGCTATTGCTGCTATGATGAGTGCTAATCCTGAACAAATGGAATTGTTCTTAAAGCTAATGGAAAAGAATAAAGGTAGACTAGGTAATATACGAAGTACTTTATTCAGATGTGGTGGTAAGAAAAAGATTGCTTAATTATAAATACTATAACTATGCCGATAGATATTAAAACAGCAGGTTATCAAAAGAGGGAGCGGGTTGCCGCTCCTTTAGATGTTTACAATAGTACGTTAAATACTCTTCAACAGAAACATGATACTGCTATTGAAACTAGTAATCAGATTAAAACATTTCTTGCTAATAAGCAATTAAATGAAGCTGAAAATGAATGGCTCGATAACTATTCGAGAGATATTAATGCTCAAATAGAAGCTAGTGCACAAGACGGAAGTTATGCCACTGCTTTAACTGCTGCTAAAAGATTAGCAGGAGAAGTAGCTAGTAATCCCGGTCTTATTGGTCGTGAGCGTTATCAACAAGAATTTAAGAAGTTCCAAGACGAAGTTACTAATAGCAATGATTATGATGGAGATGTTAAGGCTTATACATTGGAACAGAATAAATATAATTATAAAGACCAAGTAGATGAAACAGGTAAAGTAATAGGTGGCAATCAATTCCAACCTAATTATCGTCCTGTTGAACAAGTAGATTATAATGCTTTGTATCAAAAAGTATTATCTACTGTTGGTGTTGATTCTAGTTCTGGTGAACAACTAGTATGGGGAGATGCAGAAGGTAATCTTAAAGATGGTCAAGGTAATATTGTTGCTGGTGATGTTCCTTATCTTAAAACAGCTAGTGGTATTCAACAATTATCAGCAGATAAGATTCGTGCTGCATTTGAATCTGCTTTGAATGAAACTCCGGGTGCTCGTGCTTCTCTTGAACAAGACTATAAAGTTAATGTTTGGAAAGCTAATAAGGGAAATAAGAACAATACTGTTACTAGACCTGATGGTACTATCATGTCACAGAAAGAGTTTGAAGAGAACTTATTTGCACCTAGATATGCTGCTTCTGCTTATCGTAGAGTTGAAAGTAGAATTAATCCTGAATTAGGATTTAATATATTAGCTGCTGCTCGTAAAGCTGCTGCTAAACCTAAGACTGGTAAAGAACCTGATTTACTTCCTTCTTTGGCTACAATTGGTGGTAAAGAAAAAGTAGAACCTGATACTCCTGCTAAAGTACAATCTCAATTAAATACTCTTAATGGACAATTATCTAATATGTTTTCTTCTTATGGAATATCTAAATCTCTTCCTTTAGATGAAGCATATAGTAAACTACGTTCAGGTATTGCTAATAATATAACTTTATCTGATACTGCTAAGAAACAATTATTGGATGAAGCTAATACCTATTATAGAGGTATAGCTAATGCTAATAATCGTTTAGATGCAATGAAAGGACATCTTACACAAGAAGAACAATATGCTTCGGAGTTCTTAGGTAAGAGACTAAGTAATGGAGATATGGCTGATACTAATAATCCTATGCAACTAGAATATGCTAATAGAATGAATAAGTTATTTACTGATTCTAAAGGCAATAGTTTTGATACAGTTCTAGTTAATCCTCTTAATGATAGTAGCAAGGCTGCTATTATATCTAAACTTAGAACAGATATGGGATTGACTAATCAAGATGTGTCGTTTAGTAAAATAGGAGATAAAGAATATATTCGTATTAGTAAAGACGCTTATATTCGTTTAGCTCCTGAAATAGCAGATGTTCTTAAACTTAGTCCCGTAGGATTTACTACTGGTAATAATGCTCCTGAAAAATTTACTAGAAACGATGAAGTTTTCTATGGAAATAAAGTATATGGTAGTTTAACTACTATGGGTATTGCAGGTTTTAGAGCAATAGGACGAGGTGAAATAACTACTGCTAAGAGTACTAAAGATTCTCCTGCTTACGTATATGAAAAAGCTGCACAAATGTCTAATGCTGCAACTAAACGTATATCTAAATCATTACCACCTAGTTATGTTGATGTTAATGTATTTGACTTACCACCTCATGTAGTTGCTACTGGTCAAGGATTAGAAGATGACCAATTAAAGAACTACAATGAAAGAGTAATGAATATGATTAGTATTGCTAATCCTGGAAGTATTGTTATTAAGAAACGTAATGCCGAAGGAGTTCTTGAACCTGTTGAAGATAGTAGAGAACGTGATGCTATTATGCAAACTATTCAAGCACAAGTTAAGAAGAAAAACATTAATAATGGCTGGTGCTCATCATCTTCTACGGGGGAATATGGAGTATTCTTAAATATTCCTTATACTCCTAAGACTGGAAAGAATAGTGCTAAGAACCCTGATTCTGAAATGGAAGAGAGAATACAAAATGCAGTAGCTGGAGATTACATGATTACAGGTGCTATTCTTAATGATGAAATAGAAAGATTCAAATCTCTACCTGCTGTTAAAGCAATGGACACTCTTAATTCTATTAAATATAATAATGCACTTAAAAGAAATTATCGTTTATCTGATGCTGAATTTGGAGATGGAACATGTTCTGCTGTTACTGATGGCGGTAGTTTCTATCAGATATTAGACGCTAATGATGAACCGGTAATTAAGATTACAGAAGGTGAGTTATTTCAACGTATGTTTCAGAATAATCAAGCTAATGCTATTCTTGCACCTGTTAAAGAGGATATAAATCTTATTAGTACAAGAAACGGTTCTATTGCAAATTCCCCCATAGAGGAGCAGCAAGTTATTGCTCGTCCTCTCATGCAGAAAGCTATGATTATGGCAGGTGCTACTGGTAATCTTAGAGAACTAGATATTGATACTAAGAGACAAGTATTCCAGTTCTTTAATAGAATGTATTCAGGACTTACTGGTGAATCCCCTAGTCAAGTGATACTTAATCAAATGAACGATTTAATGAACTAAGTTATGCCAAATATATTTGATGATATATCAGTAGAAAAAGCTCCACTAACTAGTGGGGCTAATTCTGTTAATATGGCTAATGATGTTCCTACTGTTACTAAATATAAACCTGATGTTGCTGCACAGGGCGACTTTATGTTTCGTAATCTTACAGGTAAAGAAGTGTTTACTGGTACAGAGGAAGATTATCATTCATTAGCTAAGTATGGTGCTGAACCTAATAGATATCAAAGTAGAGAAGAATTAGAAACTCTACGTGCTAAGAATCAATCAGCTTGGAAACAGGCAGGTAATGCTTTAGGACAAACTATTGGTACTGTTATTGGTGATACTGTTGGAGGTATGGGTATGCTAATAGATTTAGCTACTGCCGGATTATGGGATGATAAACCTTTTAGTAATCCTATTACAAGAGCTGGTGATACTATATCTGATTATGTTCGTGACGATTTATTTCCTATATATCGTGAGAACCCTGATAAAGCATTTGATATGAATGACTTTTCAGGTTGGTTTTTTAGTCAAGTTCCTAGTATTGCTAGTTCTCTGTCTTTAATGATTCCTGGCACTCTTCTAACTAAAGGAGTTGGAGCTGTTGGTAAAGGAGTTGCAGCATTAGGACGTAGTAGTTCTAAAGTAAGTCGTGCAATGAATTGGGCAAAAAAGGCTACTAAATTAGATAATGTATATCGTGCTAATAGATTAAAGATATTAGCTAATGACGGTATTACAGCTATTGGTATGCGTTTAGGTGAGAATTATCAAGAAGCTCGTGGTGTTGCAGAACAGATAGAAGGTGAAGCATTGTCTCTATTTACTGGAATGTCTGACGAAGAGTTTCAGAATTGGTTAGATAATAATCCCGATATTGCAAATGAGACTAAAGGTAGAACTAAAGAAGAAGCCGCTCTTATAGTTGCAGATAAGGCAGCTATGCGTAACTTTGGTTATAACGCAGGTAACGTATTCTTTGATTTCATGCAGTTACGTGCTGTTAATAAAGCAATAGGACAAGTCAATCGTGCTATTACTCCACGTATTCGTTATTCACAGAATCAAGCTCTTGATAGAATAGCTTCTACTGGAATTGAATCTACTAGTCAAACACTTGGACAGGCAGCTAAAGGAACTATTAAAGATTTCGCAGGAAAGATAAATAGACTTATTAATTCTAGTGAGAATCTTTTGTTATCTGAATTATCAGAAGGTATTGAAGAAGCAATAAACTACGTAGGTCAAGAAGAAGGTATTTTATACGGTCGTTATTTATTAGGTCAAGCTGGACAATATAATGGCGCTGTTTCTATGGATAGAATAGAGAAGTACTTACAGAATCCTCAATTATATAATGCTGCACTTTGGGGAGTTATTGGCGGTATTACTTTTGGCGGTACTATGTCAGCCATTAATAATCGTAAAGGTGGTAATGTAGAAGAGAAACAACGTATTGCTGAAATAAATGGTCGTGAACAGGTATTCAATGAGTATGCTCGTCAAATGCAGATTATTGATAATGGTGAAAATCCATATCAAATAGAACGTGATGCTAATGGTAATCCTATTACTTATTTAGATGACGGTACTGTTAGTCAAGACCCAACAGTTGGTACTACTCGTTATGCTAAGATTAGTCCCGAAGAACAAGAAGATTTACGTGCTGCTGCTAAAGAGAAGTTTACTACTACTCTTACTTTAAATGCTATTCGTTCAGGTAATTATGAACTACTTGAAGATTATATTGAAGACCCTAGACTAAAGAAGAAACTAGTTGATTCAGGTCTTGTAGATGATGCTGAATACGATAGAGATACGCAAGAATTAAAGAAAACTATGCGTACTGTTCTTGATAGATACGTTAATTATTCTACTGCATTACGAAGTGCTAATATTGATGATGCTTTACTAGATGTTGCTATATCAGAGAATATAGTTAATGCACAAGAAGCGGACTTATTAAATAAACGAGTAGAAAGACTTAATACTATTCAATCTCAATTAGAGAATAGCATACCGGCTATTAATGAAGTTCTTGACCCAATGGCTAAGAATCGTATGCAATTAGGTATATTAGAACAGTATCGTAGAGAAGTAATGTCTACTTATAATAGTTTAAAGAATAGTAAAAATCCTTTAGATAGAGCACAAGCTAGTCAATATCTTGATTTATCACGAGTAATCGAATCTAAGGTTACAGACTTACGAAGAGGTTTAAGTCCTATGGAAAGTTTGTTCCTAGATAATGTTCGTAGTGTAGAGAATATTGCATTAGGAATAGAAGGTAGCGAAGAACAGAATAACTTAATCAAGAAACAAATAGAAGAACTTGATGAAAATGATGTGGCTCTGTTTAAACAGGCAGGTAAAGACTTTAGTCTCGGTACTCTTGCTAAACAAGTTCGTAATATTAATTCAGAGTATATGGATAATATGGGACAGATACTTCTTGATGAAATTCGTAGAGATAATTATCGTTCTCGTATTATTACTACTAATGAACAAGCTAAGGAATTTGAAGATACTCGTAAGAAAGAATTAGAAGATGCAGCTAAGAATCTAGTTAAGTCAGCAAAGAAGAATCTTAATGACTTTGTTAATATGGCTAATGAAGAAGAGCTTGGTAATCTTGAGAAAGCACTAGATAATGCGTTTACTGATGAAGAAAGTCAGAATACTAGCAATAAGAGTTTATCTAATGCTGTTAGTATTTTAACTAATTCAGAGAATGGTAAGAAAGATATAGCGTCTTTAAGAGAAGCTATTACTAAGAGAAGAAATAGTCTTGCTGCACAAAGTCAGGCACAGCAACAGAATGGGAATAATCAGCGACAAGACTCCTCTACGGGGGAAGCGAGGAGCGAAGCGACGAGGCAAGAAGAACCAGAGGTTAAGCCTATTCCAAAACCTAAACCAAAGACTGCTAAAGAGAAGAAGTTAAAAGAGACATTAGATAAAGTAGTATCTAAAGCTAATTCAGGTGTTGTAAATAAAGCTAATATTAATAACTTAGAATTTACAATAGTAAAACCTTTTGCTAGTTTAGGAGATGTTAGTAGAAAACCAGTTAAAGTAAGTGCAATAGATGTACGTGTTAGTAAATTTGGCAATGTTAGTATTGATGGAATGGATACCAAAGGTAATATCATTGCTGATGTTACTATTGATGAACTAAATGCCGCTATTGCTATCGGAGATATTACTTATGTAGATACTAGTAAATCTGATGAATCTGCTCCTGCCGATACTAACGTTCTTGAATCATCTATATCTGATAATGACTTAGAAGGTCAACGCCAACGTATAGAAGAAATAAATCTAATTATAGATTTATATAATCAGATACAAGGTAATCAGATAGAAGGTAAGACATTTACTAGTCTTAATGATATGATGGTTTATTTACAACAGTTGAATCCTAAAGCTGTTAATTTGTATAATGATATTAAGATTCTAGCTAATCGTCAAATAGTAGATGGTAAGATAGTTAATGTTGATGAAGAGATTAAAACTCCTTCTGATATTATACAAGAAGCAAGTAAGACTTTAGATAAAGCTATTGCAGAGAATAAACAGAATACTAAAGATAATGGTTACTTCTTTAATTTAGTTAATTTAAATGATAGTAAGGTTTACTCTCGTATCGGTCAGTTAAAGACTAATAATACAGTAAATGTAGAACTAGATGAAAATGGTAATCTTATTGTTAAGTCTCGTGGAATTAAGATAGGTGAGTTCCCTAAGATTGGTTATAATAATGGTAATGTTGAAGTTATGAATCAAGGTTGGAGATATACTGTTAAGAACGATAGTATAGATTTCATAACTCAACTTCAATCTATTATTGCTAGCGAAGAACCTGCTGCTAAAGAATTTGTACAACTACTTAATAATATACGTCGTCTATATCGTGTTCGTAATAATCCCGAAGTTGAGGGAACATTTGGACATCAGCTTAATGCTTTACAAGAGAATGTTTATTGGAAGAATCTAACTAGTTTGTTTGGTGATACTCAAACTAATCTATTAGATAGGATTAAACATCTTAATAATATTATATTCTTTAATAATGCTCTTAATGTTAATCAGTCTAACTTTAGTACCATTGTTAATGAATCGTTGACTAATTGGATGAATAAACTCAAGAAGTCTTATATTGACATTAATAACTTAAAGTCCTCTATTAGTAATACTAAATCTAAAAAGAAACGTTTAGTTGTTGGTCGTACAAGTTCAGGTAGTGTTATTTATGCTAGAGATAAACAAGGTAATCCTATATATCGTAAGTTCGGAGATGTAGCTACTAGTGAAGCTACTGACGGTTATCGTCTAATAGTAGGAGTTGATGGAGGAGTTGCTGATATTAAATCTAATAGTATTATTGCCGCTAGTCGTATTCCTAGAGGTGTGGTTGGTATGACTATTAAAGATTCAGAAGGTAGACTTATCGCTGTTACTAGTCGTGAGAATACTATGAGTAATAGTGAAACAGAAGCTACTGAATACACTAAGAGGTTTAATGAAGGATTAGATAAGTTATTCCATTCATTAGTAGATGCTACTCTGCAAGGAAATACTGACTTACATCAACAACTATTAGATGAAATATCTAAGTATGTAGGTAAACAAAAAGCTCTTTATGGTTATGAAGTTGTAGGTCGTGCATTTCGTCCTCTTAATAAGATTGGAGCTACTATTTACTTTAACGTTGCTGATAGAAATGTAGCATTTGCTATACCTGGTGAAACTAAACCTAGAAGACTTATGGCTCGTATGCCTAATGGTTTTGTTCCTACTAATAATCATGGTAACTTTAGCACTATGATGGAAGGAGTATATGCTACACTAACTCGTAATGTTATTAATTCAGCTATTCGTGGTGAATCTAATTTATTTAGAATAGTAGACGGTAAACTACAAGCTAAGATACCTAATATACTTCAAGATGAATGGATGGACACAGGTTACAGTAGTTATGAAGAGTTCGTAGCTAAAGACGGAGTATTAGTTACAGACTTAGGTAATGTTACTGACAGTAAAGGCAATATTATTAGTAACTTTAATTATGTAGGAGATGTATATAATCGTAATATTACTCTTATGAATCCTAGTCGTAGTGCTGGTCGTACTAACGCGGCTGACGCCGCTGTTTCCCCCATAGAGGAGCAACAAGTTGTATCTCCTGTTGCTACTCCTGACCCACTTGCTAGTCAAGATAGTGCTCCTCAAGTAGGTACTCTTATGGAAGTTGCGCAAGCTAATACTAGTAATCCTAATCTATTATCTGTTATTTCGGCATTAGAATCTGCTGGCATTGCTCTTAATCCTGATATTGAAATAGTAGGTGAAAAAGGTAGATTTGCAGGAATAGTTGCTGGTGGTAATACTATTACTCTTACTAATAGATTCGATACTCTTGAACCTGAACGTAAAGTACTTACTCTTATACATGAAGGTGTTCACTATCTACTTAATGATGAACGTGCTAATATAGAGCAATCATTTGGTGACCTATATGATAAGTTTAGTAGTTTTATTAATCAGGATTCTGCTTTAGTAGAAGAATACGGAAGATTCTTAAATAGTGATAAACCTAGAAGCGTAGCTATTGAGGAATTTGTAGTTGAAGCTATTACTAATCGTACATTTGCTAGATTACTTGCTAGGATTAAATATGATTCTAAAACTAATACTGAATCTAATAATCTATTTACTAAGATTGTTGATGCTCTAGTAGAGATTATAGGTAAAGTTGGTAATATAGATAATACATTACTTGGTGAAGTTCGTAATCGTTTATCTACTATTGGATTAGAAACATCTGATACAGCTAGCACTACAAGTACTGTTCACGACGATGTATTTGATAGAGCAGAAGAAGATACAGGAGTTCCTACTAATGATGTTTTTGATATTCCTGATATAGACCTAGACTTAGATAGTGCTATAAGTGATAACTATCGACAAGTCGATAACTTCGATAGTTTAGTGAAAGGTTTGAATAACCGTCAGAAGGCTATTGTGAGCCATTTGTTTGACACTGGTGAGCTTAGTTTTGTATGTAGCTAATTAAGATAAGCCTAGAGACGAAAGTCCCGTAGAAAGCCTAAGAATGAGCCATTCTAAAGCCGCCTACGGGACTTTTCTGTTTTCCCTATCTTACTATCGAGACGCTATATAAAATGCGAATTTCGGCAGAATTTTGCGGTCTACGGGCGTCCGTCAGCCTTCGGAACGTATGGTTTCGGACTATTCGATAAATATATTTGATAGTGTTGATAATAATGCTATCTTTGATACTGTTAGTAATTACTTAATTAATAATATAAAGTATATGAGTTGTACTCCTAGTAATCCTAAATTAGATAAGCTATTAGAGCTTACTAATAATGATGTTAGAAAGTCTACCGAATATCTTGCTACTATCGAAGATACTAGTTTTCGTGAGTGGTATCAAGAAAAGACCGGTAGAGATTTCAATGAAGAGAGTATTGATGCAAACACTGTTAATGCTGTTATAGCATATAATAACAGAGAGACGATTAATACTCAAGATTATGTTCAGAATGTTCGTACTTCACGAACCGGTGTATTTGGTAATGATATAGCAAAGGAAGACCATGCTATTAATATTCTTAGTACTATTTATCTAAAGAGCCAAGGAAGTATTCGTAAAGCTCTTGCTAATAGAAAACGTAAAGGTGAGAAAGAAGTTCTAAAGGATAAAGCCGGTAACGAGTTAAGTCCTCAAGCTGCTGTAAAGTTAACTATGATTACTTATCTTAATCGACATCTTAAAGAAAATGATAAGAAACTTACGCAAGAACAAAAGGCTTATATCGGTACTATTATTCGTAATCTTTATGATGGTGGTAATTATAACCGTAATGAGTTATTTGATATTGTTATTAATTCACCCGAAGTTATTAGTCTTAGCAAAGAGTTTGGTATAGATACTAACGAGGATTATGAAACTAATGACGATGCTAAAGAAGGAAGTGAACAAGATAGTCGCCAAGAAGACCCTGAAACTATTGCCTCTTTACGTGCTGATTGGTCTGAATTAGCCGACCAACGTAAAGACATTGATAAGAATGTTAGTAAAGAAGTAAAAGAATGGTTTGCTCGTTTGCCTAAAACTAATAGTAATTCTTTTATTAATGAAAAACCTGATACAGCTAGTGATACTTATTCAGGTATAGCTGAAAGTGTTGGATTCTCTAGTTCTTTTAAAGCATTGAATAATTATGGTAACTTCTCTAGTGTTGAAGCTATGGTAGAAAGTTTCCATACTATTGCTGAAAGATTTAAAGAAGTATCTCATTTAGAATATGCTGCTCGTCTACTAGAAGATGAAGCTAATGTTCAGATAAGAAATAAGATATTTACTCAACTAAAACAATCTATTTGGGAACGTAATGAAGTAATTCAAAGTGCAGATGGTTCTAATGTAGTGACTAAAAATCGTAATACTTTCCCTAAACTTAATCTGCAAAATAAGATACTTAATAGTTTTGATTCTCTTGTTCATAATCCTTCTATTATGAATGGAGATGTTGCAGTATTAGAAGAACTTAAAAATAGATTATCCACATTAAACAATTCAGATACAAATGAAATACAAGAAATCTCGGAAGAGCTTGCGGCAATCTTTAATAAATATAACTTCGGCATCAATAGGCAGGGTGTTATTAACTACATTCGTAGCTTCGGTGATAGTCAACTTTCTAATATCACTAGTCTTGTCAACGATTTGCTAGAATTTAATAAAGTTGTAGCTAATGCGTCTAATATATTAAAGATAGATAATGAAGCACAACGTATATATTATGCAGGTGAATATAGTAAAGCTAAGAACGATGAAGAATATACAGTAGTTCCATTTGATAAATCTCAACTACAATATAAAGGTGGTTATGCTAATAATATAGCTAATCGTATATCTGATAGATTTAAAGACTATCAAATAGTAGATTCTGAATTTAATAGTATTAATGCAGAGAACAATCTAGTTAGTGATATTCTAAAGAATAACTATATTAGTAAATTCTTTGAAAGAATTAACGATAATCGTTATAATGATAATCCTACTTCTAACGTTGAACTTCGTGACTATCTAGTAAAGTTTACTAATATTCCTCAATATCAATATAGTAATATACTTATTGAGAAAACTCTATCTAATGGTAAAGTAATTCCCGGTCTACTCCGTCTCACCGACACTGGTTACGAACTTACTGAATATTATCGTGAGTTTGGTGCACAGTTGTATAATGGTGTTAGTAATGAAGTTACAGGAAAGGCTAAATCTTATAAAGATATTAATGCTCTTGAATGGGATATTATTACTCTGAATGAATACGCTAATAATGGAGATAACTACGAAATGGCTAAAGGAGTTAAGAAATCTAAGTTCTTTACCCAAACTCCTTCTGACGCTCCAAAGACTTTCGTATTCAATAGCTACAAGTTAGATATTAATGATTTATTTATTAGACAAACAACAGGTAGTGAAATAATATTTGAACAATCTTCGTCTGAAAACTACAATGAAAGAACCAATATTAATGCAAACGCAGATGTAACAATAGCGTTTGCTATGGACTTTACGACTGCTGGCGAAAAGGTTACAAAGAAGTATGTAGAAAACAATAATAAATTGTATATCCCGATTGATATGAAAAATCTGAAAGGGGTAACAATAGAAGAGATAGCAGATAAGATTATAGATAATATAAATAAAAAATATAGTAGTTTATTTCAAAGAGATATAAGTATAAATATTGCAGGTAATGGTATATATACTTTTGAAAGATATAATATAAACCAAAATAGGATAGATTCATTTATTTATAATGTTCTAAGAAATGTTATAAATAGTCCTAAATTAAATGTTAAAGTAAATCTAATAAGAAGTGGAGGACAAACAGGTGCAGATGAATCAGGTGCTAAAGCAGGTAAACAGTTAGGAATAAAAACTATTGTATTAGCTCCAAAAGGCTATCGTTTTAGAAGAAGCGATAATAGAGATATATTTTCAGAAAGTGAATTTAAATCAAGATTTGGAAAATTTAATTCAAGTTCTGTTACATCTATAAATCATAATCATCCTATATATATTGCTTATGCTAACATCTATGCTAAAGAACTAGCAGAAATGGCACAAGCTATTAACTTCTTATTCGAAACTACTGTTGAGAATGGAGTAGTAACTATTGTGTCTGACGAAAATGGTAAACCTAAGATAAAAGAAGAGTTTAAAGATTTACGTAAATCAGAAGCTAGACTTAATTATCATTATCGTAAAAGTATTCTCGATAGTAATGGCAATCCTACTGGTAATGTATTTAAATTTAGAAGTTTACTTATTGATAAAGTCAATAAGATTGACAACTATAAATATAGTAGTAGTGAGATAGCCAAAAGAGTAGATATGAACTGGTTATTCGAGGAAGGAAGCGTATTCTCGCTTCTTTACGGGGGAAAGAATAGTGAAATATCGCTAATACAAGATGAGAACGGAGAATATAATATTAGACTTACTGGAGGACTTCGTAATTCTGTATATAACTATATAGATAACTACATTAATTATAGAATACAAGAAGCTATTACTAAATACAGTTCTGATAAAGAGTTTGTAGATAAGTATAAAAATGCTAGTCAAGAATCATTCAATGCTTTCATTTCTGAAATGGTTCTTAATTATGAGATTCAATATAATAATCTAAATGATATATTCTTCGGAGATGAAGCATATTATAAAGATTCTCGTGATACTATTAAACGTAATAAAGAATACCAAGCCGGAGGATTAGCTTATGCAGGATATGATTTGTATAATGTACAGAAGCATTTGGGAGATATAACAGTAGCTCCTAATAAAACTATTAGTGTAGATAGTAGTTTCAAATATATTACTCTTGAAGATGTTCAAAGTAGTGGTAAAGTTCTTGATGATTTAAAGAAGCAATTAGATATAGCTAATGTATCTAAAGAAACTAGAGCTTTTATACTTAAACAGTTCTCTAAAGATAAGTCAGAAGTAACAGATGCTCAATCATTTATTACTCTTGATGAATTTGTTCGTAGAATGTATCTACGTGGAGAATATGATAGTTATAAAGATTTAATCGAAGCTCTTTATGACGAAACTAAGCCTATTGATAATGTTAAATTAGGAGAATTATCTAAGAAGATACAAGTTCAGAAGAACTTCTATTATGACTTAGAAATAGACAATGATGCTAAGTTAGCTAATCCTATTCAGATTAAAAATGCAGAATTTGTACTAATACCTAGATTCTTAGGTAATAGTGAACTTGGTGCTTTAGCTAAATATATGACTGATAATAATATTGGTCAGGTTAACTTTACTACTACTGAAAAAGCTACTACTAATAGAGTACTAGAGTTTTGGGATTCTCATGGGAAATTCCCCTCTAAAGAGAAGTTGAAACGGTTTAACTTGGATATCCAAACTAAGTATAAAACTGGTTGGTATTCTAATCTTTATACCCAACAAGACATTCCTCAACACATGGATGGTGAGAATAAGGCTGGATTGCAGATTGTTAAGAAGCTAATAGATAATATTGGTAATACTCCCGAAGGTCAATCTCTTATTAAAGATTTCTTTGATAACTTTACTGCTAATATTCAAGATAGTTTTAAAGATGCTGCTTCTCGTATTGGTGTAGAGATTGATGCTAAAGGTAATGTAGTATACGAAGGTAATCAAGTTAAGATTGATAATAATAAGTTCATATCTCTTATTAAAGACGAGTTAACTCGTAGAGGATTAGATAGTAATTATCGTAAGTATGCTGAAATAAATCCTGAAACTGGATTGCCTTATATGCCTACTTGGACTAATCTAGTTCGTAGCAAGATAGAAAATATTGTAAATAGTATATTTACTAATCGTGTTACTCGACAAGTACTTCCAGGATTTCATGCTAGTCAAGTTTCAGATATTGGTATGACTGAACTATCAGGTCGTAGTGATTTAAGAGATTTGATGCAATCAAGAGTAGAAGAGAAGCATGGTTATTCTCTTGGTCGTAAACTAACATATCATAAAGACGGTAGTCAGATAGTAGAAATACTGTTACCTAAATGGATGGTAAAGGCTTATAATACTTATGATTCAGAAGGTAATCTAGTTAATGAAGTTACTCTTGAAGATTTACAATCTGCTGGACTTGATACTATGATTGGTTATCGTATTCCAACAGAAGGTAAACAATCAGTAGCAGTAATGAAAGTTGTAGGTTTATTAGATGAATCTCAAGGTTCTACTATTGTTGTTCCTGATGAATGGGTATTACAAACTGGTGCTGACTTTGATATTGACAGTATCTATGGTATTTATCATACTGCTACATTCGATAAGAATGGTAAACCACAGAAAGTTGAATATATAGAAGGAGAAGATGATGCAGCAGTAAATAGAAGATATAATAACTATCTGTTTAATAATCTAAGTAAAGAGAATATTCAAGATGCTAGAGATATTGCAATAGATTTAAGTCAAGAAGGACTAAGCTATGCAGAAGCTTATGAATCAGCTATTACTAAATATGCTGAACAAGGAGGACTTTATTCTAAAGAAGAATTTAGTAAGCTAACAGTAGCTCAACAGAATACTCGTGATGCTCGTAACAATAAGATAGTAGATACATTTATTAAGATAATGAATCTACCAGTATCTATTGGTGAAAACTTATCTTCTAGTAACTTTGAAGATATTAAAGCTGCAAAAGCTAATATCTTTGAAGGTTTATCAGAGACTTATCGTAATATTAATTCAGTAATTGCTCAAAATTGGTATCGTGATGCTAATATGTCCGGTGCGCGTCTTAAAGCTATTTCTGTTAATCGTGACAACTTCGCCTCTATTAGTAACAAAGCTAAAACTATTGTTGACGGTGCACACGGTGGTTTTAGGTTTACTTATACATATAGCACAGAGAAAGAAGCAAAAGACGCACAAAGTAAACTAAGAAAACGTTTTAGAGATGTAACTAGAAAAGGTAAAGAAGTAACAGTAGACCATAATCAGTTGGGTTGGAGTTACGATAATCTTAATATAGATAATCGTTTGATTACTCCTTATTCTTCTGAAACTACTGCTCTTATTCTTGATGGTGTAAAAGAAGGTGGTGTTCCTAATGTAGATTTGTATACTTTTGATGTATATAAATCTATTGTAGATTGTGGTGCTAATTATGAAACATCTATTCTATTTATTAATCAACCAGTAATAACTGAACTTATTGCTAGACAAAATGCTAACGATAATGTATTCGGAGAGACTGGATTTAATCCTCTTATTGGATTAAGACGAGACATGTATGTAAGATTAGCTAAAGCTGTTGGTATTCCTACTAATAGTATTACTAAAAAGACTCGTCTTAAAGATGTTAAGAAAATGCTTGAGAGTAGAGGAATAGAGATTAACGAAGATGAACTTCTTGAAGAAGGAATAAAAGTAACTGAACTAAGAGAACATCTTAAAGATGATGTAGAGAATGTTAGTTCTACTAATACAGATAATCTCATATATCAAATTAAAGCGTTAAGAGCATTTGAATATTTTAAAGAGATAGGCGACCAAATCAATTCCAATATGATGGTTATCACTAGTGATAAGTTTGGTGCTGGTAAATCTGCTAATGAAATAGATAATGTTATTAATCGTATTAATGATATTAAGGAGAATAATGTTGGTCGTATAAAAAAAGGTCAACCTGTTCTTAAAGCAGTTACAGAAGAAGGTAACAAGTATCTAATAGATGCTATTTATCCTAAGACTAATTTCAATACTATTAATGATATTAATAAGGATGAACTAGAATCTGCATATCCTTCTTTATATTATCAGTTAAAGTATAGTTGTATAGCTACTGAAAAGATTATTCGTGATAGTGAGATATTCAAAACTCAAACACCGCAATTCCGTGAATTAGTTAGTAAGTTTGGTATTCGTAATCTTCAAACTATTCAGCAGTTAGAGAGTTTCATTATTAATATGAGCCAAGCACAGTCTAACTTTGTTAATACTAATAGATTCATAACTAAAAGTGATAATGAGTTTATACCTAGCTATAATATAAATCTTATTAGTAGCCAACAAGATACTCGTGCTAGATTATATGGATATACTGATATAGTAGGTAGTTTCGATATGTCTGATATGTCTGAAAAGAACGTAGAAGCATTTATGAAATTATCTCCTGCCAATAAAGTAGCATTGATTCAAAGATATACTTCTGATAATAATCTATTTAAGAATTTAAATGTTGAGTATAAAGGTCGTCGTAATAGTTATAATAGAATAACTATTGTTGATAGTACTATATCTACTGAATCTCAATATCAAATGTTCCGTAATGCTTGGCATAATAATAATCCATTTATTAAACTTGCTACTATGGATTTGATAAGATATTCTATGGTAGTAGAAGGTTATAAATTTAAAGGTGGTACAGTTAGTAAAATTATTCCTGTTGAATTATTATATGGACAAGATACTGGTATTGATTCTGATAATGGAGTTTCTTCAGCTACTAATATTATTAATGATTCAGATAGAGCTATTAATAGCATGATTCAATATGGTAGTGAGACAGGAACTTATGAAAGAGCTAGCAATGATGCGGCAACTATTGAAAAGTTACGTGACTTATTCTTTAGAACTAATCCTAATAATCCTGATGTATTAGTATTTGAGAATAAGAAGTATAAAGAATCCAATAAGATAACATTTAATAGATTAGATGTTGGAAGACTTAGCTTTAAAGAAGCTCAAGAACGCGGAATGATTACTGGTAGTGAGAATAATCGTAGGTATCGTTATTATGCTAAGACTAATGATAACAATAAAACTCTGCGATTATATAAACTAGTATATTATAACGATACTGTTTATATGTTACCTACTAATCCATTAGAACAGAATGAAATTGGAGAAGTAAGTGTTAATCCTGATAATAATAGAATGTTTCTTCCATTAGATATATTAGAAGATGTTTCTATTAATCAATATGATGCTGCTTTTATTAGTTCTGTAAATATCGGTATTACTTCTGATACTCGTAAGTTTATGGTTCTTCCTACTGTATTTGAAAGAGGAGCTGATACATTAATCGAAGAAGTATTTCCTAATAGTATTGTCTTGACTTCCCCCATAAAGGAGCAGCAAATTGATACTTCTCGTAAGTACATTGTGGCTATTACCGATAATAATACTCTATTAGAAACTATTGAATCTCTTGATGCAGCTGGTGTTCATGATTATGTAGTTGCTGCTCCTAATATGAATTATAATAATATTCGTAGGATTATTAATGAACGTAATAATGCAGATATTGCAGCTAAGAGATTACAAGCAGCTATGACTAAGCTAGATGCTAATGAAGTTCAACTTAGAAAGAAGAAATCAGATAATTCTGAATCTCCTTATTATGCTCAACTTAAAGCTAGCATTAATCAAACTATTAATGATGTAAATGTTAATGGTATTGGATTTGTTCCTGTTTTACAAACAGTGATAGACAATACTGGTTTTAGACCCAATGGATATTTCAGATATGAAAAAGAAGGTAATGTTTATATCGTTACTAACTTAGGACGTATAACTACTAAATCGGTTAGTCTTACTCCTGATTATTCATATAGTAGAAAAACTATTATTAATAGTGTGTCTCAACTAGAATTTCCTAGACGCAATGCTTTAACTCAAGTAGTTAAAGAAAATGCTAGATTAGATAAATTCGCTAACAATAATATTATTAGAGTTCAGACAGAAGAGAACTTTATTAATGAAGATGTACTTGAATCAGCATTAGTAGATAATGATAGAGAAATTAACGAATATATTTCTCGTGTAATTGAAAGTGTTGAGAGAAGTAATGCTAATGTTGAAGAAGCAGCTCTTAATGATGCTTTCCGTTCATTCGCCTCTATTGACTTACGTTCTAATACAGCTACTAAGTTAAATGATAACTTACGTGAGCAAGCACTGAAAATCATTAACGGTTATACTAATAGACGTATTGATGATTTCTTATTTGATATTCATAATTTCTATACTACTTATGTTACTAATCCTGATGGTACTTATAAACTAGACGAAAATGGTAATAAGATAGTAATGGAGAAATGGGGTATAACTAATAAGAAGTTATTCGACCGTATGTTAGAAGATGAAACATTACGTACTCGTTATGAAATGTTCCTAGATGACATTAATAGATTTGTAGAAGATTATTCTATTATTGAAGCTATTCAACCTTACGATATTGATGAAGCTCATAGTGTAAGTGAGACAGAAGAAGAAATAGAAGGTTTACGTAGAACTAATGATATGCTTAAACAAATCAAAGATAAGTTCAAACGTATTAAAGACTTAGATAATGTAGTTAAGCGTAGTACTAAGATGTACTTCGATAGTTATATTACTAGTCTTTCTAGTGACCCTCGTGTTCAATCTAATATGCTTAGTATTACAGAAGCATTTGAAGATGAGAACTTCTTCCAGTTTTGGTTAGCTGATAGTCAAGAGACACATATTCCAATAGTTCAGATAGTTCTAAAACAAATGATGAACCAATTAAGAGCTAGTGAGATTAATGCTCGTGATAGAAAGATAACCTTTACTTCCGCTATTTCAGCGATTATCGAGGACGCAAAAAGCAACGGTGTAAACGTGTCTCTGAACGATATTTTGGACGAAAATGGCAATCTTTTGCTGCTGTATAATGAATCGTTCACTGATAAATTAAGGTCGTTAAAAGAGGCTGTAAAGCTGGCTCAAATCGACGACCCGAATGGTCGGGACGGTCTTATATATAAGAAAGCTAAGGATGAACTAGAGAAGTTCTTAATAGATAATGTAGAAAGAGAGAATGTAAAAGAGTTTTATCAAGACTACTATGATATGAATCAAATACTTAATAAATATCCTCAAACTTATGTTAAGTTAATGAAGATATTACATGAGGAAGGAGATATATTAAGTACAATGATTGATAATGATTATAGTACTCTTACTGTTCAGAATGCAAGAAGGCTTGAAGAGCTTAGAAATGAGTTAGCAGAAATGCGAGCTACTATTGATATGGATGGTAATTATAAAGAGAATTATCAAGAAGCTAATGCTGTTAATAATTACTTGTCACGTAGACGTCAGTTAAATAATAAGTATAAAGAGAGTAAACCTAAAGATGCTTTTACTATTCGTTATAAACAAGCTATTGAAGGTTTACAATATCCTGAAACTTCTGAAACTTATAGAGAATCAGTAGAATGGTTAAAAGCTAATACTGATTATAAGTTAAAAGGAGAGTTCTTAGAAGAACTAAAGAAGGCTTATATGGATACTCGTTTAGGTAATCCTTTCGATAGTTTCGTTCGTACTATGGCTTATGGTAAGTATGATTCAGAAGGTGTTATTGATGGTACTAAGTTTACCGATGTTCAAATAGCTAATCTAAAGAAACATCAGGAGCAAATGTTTGCCGCTGCTGTTGGTCGCGTTAAGCCAAATGAACAGAAAGCTCAAGAATGGTTAGATAATCATGTTAGTTATATCAATACTGTTTACTATGAAGCTATGTATGTAGCTATGAACAAAATGGGTAAAGTAGTATTTGATAAATGGTATAACGAGAATCATGTACTTAATCCTATTACTAAAGAATACGAACCATTAGCTATTTGGAAACAAATGGTAGTTAAGGACGAAGCTAATAATATGGAATATAGTCCTAAATATAAATGGTTAGAAACTAAAGTTAAAGACCAATATAAGAATCCTAACTATGATGAAGTTAAGCTACAACCTTCTACTAATAAATATCGTAACGATAAGTATTATGGAATGAATAATTATCAGCAACAATTATATAATGAAGTAGATTCTCTTCTTAACGAACTTGTTAAAGATAAACGTAGTCGCGCTTATATTAATCGTGGTTATTTACCTAATCAAGCTATTGAACAGCCAAGTCAAGGTTTTGCTGACTATTGGCAAGACTTTAAACGTAGTCATGGTTGGTATGATACTCCTAATAAATCTGATATAGAACTTAATCTATATAAGAGGTTTAGTAATGCTCCTATGCTTCATAGTTTATCGGAAGTTAAGTTACTTCCTATTCGTGAACAACAAGAAGGAGAAACTAAAGAAGAATATCTAACTTATGTTCGTGAAACTCAAGCTAAGAATAATGAATTACGTAAACAAAGAGCACAGGAAAATGCAGAACGTAATAATCCAAATGTTCTTGAAAGACTTAATTCATTTATAGATAGTATGTATAACTTTAATACTCGTAATGATATAGCTAGATTAGCTAAGATTACTAGTAATCAATTACGTAATATGGATATTATTAAGAGAAATCCTAATGATAAACTTATGGATAATAGATTACTTAGTAGAATTACTGGTAAACAAGAAATACGTACTACTAAGAGTGATGATTCGAATATAGTTAAACACTTCGAGAATCAAGTTCGTAAGTTAGTATTTAATGAATTTGAAATGGATGAAGGTACTCGTTCTAAAGTATCTCGTGTTATGCGTAATATGGTATCTAGTAAGTTTATGATGTTAAACATTACTGGTGGTATTGCTAACGTTCTATACGGTAAGACACAGATACAAATGGAAATGGCTGCCGGACAATTCTTTAAATACAAAGACTTCCGTAAAGGTGAGAACGAATGGATGCAGAATATAGGTAGTTATTTAGCAGATGCTTATAATGAAACTACTAATAATGAAACTAATGCCGTTATTAGATTATTTAATGTTATTGAATCTGATATGGTAACAGAACGTTATGGTAAAGGTAGTAATCCAATGGGTAAATTAGAGAACCTATTGTTTATCCAACAGACAGCAGGTGAACATTATATGCAGAACGCTACATTGTTAGCTATGCTTCATTCTCATAGAGTTGTTGCTGTTAATGGTAAGAATAAAGTAATGTCATTTGAACAGTTTGCTATGAGACTTAGAGAAGAAGCATTACTTAAAGTTCTTCGTAAGAATAATCCTGAATTAGTTACTAAATATGAAACATTCAGAGATAAAGTGCTTGAATCATATATTGAGAAAGAACGTTATGTTAAGTTTAAAGCTGATATAATAACTGACTTCTTACGCTCTGTTCCTAAAGAGATAAGAGAAGAGTTTAAAGCTACCTATAAAGAAGATACTAAAGAAGAAAGAACTAAGTTCGAGAATCATCCTTCTTTTAGAGAAAGTCTTATCTTGAAGAATGGTGTTGCTACTCTTAAACCTGACAGTGGTCTTACTAATGATGATATTGCAGCTTTCCGTAATAAGGTTATATCAGTTAATCATCAAATACATGGTATCTATGATAAGATTGGTGCTAATCAATTACAACAATCTTGGTGGGGAGCTTTACTAATGCAGTTCCATAAACACTTAGTTCCTGGATTCCAAAAACGTTTTGGTTATCGTTTAGGTCATTTTGACGGTATATATAACGAAACTAGAGAATCTATTAGTAAAGGAACTTATGTTAGTTTAGGTGAGTTTATAGCAATGCCATTTAAGAAATACTACGAACTTAATGATAGTAACGAACTTCAAGCTGTTCGTACTCTTCAAGGTATTGCTAAAGGTTATGCAGATTTTGTAGCTAATCTTACTACTTATTATAATATTCTTCCTGAATATGATAAAGCTAATATTCGTAGATGTTTAGGTGAATGGATAGGTATTGTTAAAACAGTTGCATTATTTGTAGCAGGTAAGTTGATGCTTGATGATGATGACGATTCTACACAAGTAGCAGATTATATTCTATATAGTGCTGACCGTCTAATGTCTGAAACTATTCAGTATACTCCATGGGGTATGATTAATGAAGGACAGAAACTATATAGTCAACCTGTTGCAGCATTTAGTATTGCACAGGACACTCTTAGATTATTAGGAGCTTGTTGTAGTTATATAATTACTGGTAACTCTGATGATTTATATTATAGTTCAGGTAGTTACTCTGGTGAAAATAAACTTGCAGTAAACTTCTTTAAACAAGTACCATTAGTTAATCAAATTAGAAAACATGAAAGACTTGGTGCTAATAATAGTTACTATAAAGTTCGTAGTAGTCCGTTTAGTGGTTTAGGTCAAGTTATTGCTAATATGATTACTGGTGAAGATGAAGAATAACTAACTTAAATATTACAACTCATAGGAAAGCCCGAACTGCTCGTGAGAGTAATTCGGGCTAATTTTTATATTTAAAAAAGTTTGTAATTTCTAGCTATCCATTAGAATATAGTTTAATATATTCAGATATAAACTTATTTCTATCTCCCATGAACATCATATTGTGATTAATGATATAAATATTATTTTTATCATTAACAGCTTTAGCAATAAAATTAGCATTTATAAGTTGTTGAATACCATCATTTATTCTAGGTTGACTAACAGATAGTTCTTTTGAAATCTTAGTCTGATTCAATACTATCCAATTAGAATTAAATTTAATATTTCTATAAATGTAATTCAGCATAGACAAACCATGAGTCTTTAAGTATCTTAGATTAGACATTCCATCAAAATATAATTGCATAAAACTACCAGTATATCTTACCTTTTCATCTTTGATTAGAACAATATCTACTCCATATTTATTAGCTATCTGTTGAAGCTCATCAAAAGCATTATTACTATAATCTTTTGGATTAATATTGAAAGGAAATATAGTAGGTTTAATAAGACTACTATCAACATTGACATTAGTTCCCATATATGTATGTTAATTAATTGTTAATACCGCCAAATTTATACAGTTTTGCGTATAAAATCAAGCAATTTCACTATTATTTTATACAGTTTTGCGTATAATTTAAATCATCTAACTAACTGATAATCAATGAATTAACATAAAATTAACACTATAATAAGATAAAGACTTCTTATATAATATAGATTTATCATTTAGATATGCAAATATACTATTAAATTTTTAATTAACTTAGCTTTACTATATCCCGCTCGCCTATCGGCTCGCTTTCTTCCCCCATAAAGGAGTAGGTTTACCGATAATTCCACTCCTTTATGGGGGATTTAGCGAGCTTGCGAGCGTAGGCAAGTCCAGCAATACAACTATCTTTAATACGTTGGTTTTATCCAAGTACAGTTTAAAAAAAAAG